GCTTTTTTATGGCTAATTTTTTGACATAAATACTGATAAATGTCGTATTTTTATGATGGCTGACGTAAATCGCGTTTCTAGGTCATTCAAGGATATTAGTTTATCCTTTTTACCTCACCCAGTAACGGGTGATCTTGGTGTTTTAAGAGATGCTAGAGCAATTAGGCAGTCAGTACGCAACATTGTAGAAACTATTCCTGGTGAAAAGTTCTTTGAACCACTTTTTGGGTCTGATGTTAGAGGTCAGCTGTTTGAAAACGCAAATTATGCTACAGCCTTTGCCATTGAAGACCAAATAACAGTTTCTTTGGAGAACTTTGAGCCTAGAATTGATGATATAGTGGTTAAAGTTGATCTTTTTACAGATCAGAATGAAGTAGGCGTTAGTGTTGCTTACAATATTGTAGGTGAAGAGTTCCCACCCCAAAATTATACATTTATTTTAACGAGTACTAGGTAATGGCATTTACTAAGTTTACAAATTTAGACTATGATCAAATTAGAGAGTCTATTAAAGACTATTTAAGAGCAAACTCCAATTTTACTGGGTTTGATTTTGATGGATCCAACTTTAGTGTCCTTATTGATACTTTGGCATACAATGCCTATATCAATTCAGTGAATGCCAATATGATCGTTAATGAATCCTTTTTGGATTCTGCCACTCTCCGTAGAAATGTAGTTTCTTTGGCGGGAAACATTGGATATTTGCCTAGATCACAGAAATCCGCTCAAGCTCAGGTTACGTTTAGTGTAGACACGGGCTCTAACACGTCCACGTTGACCTTGAAGGCTGGTTTGGTCTGCGTTGGTACAGAAGACAACAGTAGTTACGTATTTTCCATTCCAGAGCCTATAACAGCTACTGTGAATGAAGGTGTTGCTGTGTTTGGTATAGATAGTGATCCAATAACAATTTATCAGGGAACATTTGCTAGGACCTCATTTCCTGTAGATACCTCATTAAACCAAAGATACATTATTAATAATCCAGATGTTGATTTTAGTACACTCATAGTAAGAGTGAGAGATGAGAATGATACTGGGTTGGGTCAACAATGGGAAAGAGTAAAAAATATTATTAGAATTGATAAAAATAGTGAAGTTTATTTCTTAGCAGAAGTAAACCAGCAAAATTATGAACTTTTGTTTGGAGATAATATTTTTGGTAAAGCTCTAGTCAATAATCAAACAATTGAATCCACCTATATTATCGGTGATGGTAAAGCTGGTGATGGAGCTAGCCAATTTAGCTTTTCTGGCTCTTTGGTTGATGATCTTGGTAATCCAGTTTCGCCATCAAACGTGGTTGATGTAACTACCATAACAGCCGCTAGAAACGGCGCCGCTGTAGAGAGTGTAGAATCCATCAAATACTATGCTCCCCGCGTCTATGGAGCCCAATACAGGGCTGTGACGGGGCGCGACTATGAAGGCATCATTAAACAGCTATATCCAAATACAGAATCAATCTCTGTGGTGGGTGGAGAAGAGCTAATACCCCCACAATTCGGCAATGTCTTAATTAGCATCAAACCTGTCAATGGTATTGAAGTTAGTGACTTTGATAAGAAGAACATTCTTGATGGATTGAAGCAATATACAATTGCTGGGATCAATCAACAGATTGTTGATCTTAAAATTCTATTTGTTGAGATTAATAGTGCTGTTTACTATGACACTACAAAAACAACTACAGCAAATACTTTGAAAACTGCTGTTATTCGGTCTCTCAACGCATATGCGGGTTCTATTGATATTAATAAGTTTGGCGGTAGATTTAAATACTCCAAATGTCAGAAAGTTATTGATGACACTTCAACCGCAGTAACATCAAACATTACTAAAGTTATTATTAGAAGAAATCTCAATGCTGCTGAAAATCAGTTTGCTCAATATGAGTTATGCTATGGTAATGCGTTCCATATTATTCCTGGTGGTGGAACTATAAAGAGTAGTGGATTTAAGATTACTGGAAATTCAGCAAATCTCTTTATTACCGATATTCCAAATACGGATGCTGCTGGTCAGCTAGACGGATCAGGTAAAGGTGTCATATCATACATTAGTGAAAATCTTAATGCTAGTGATGGAGAATCTAATTATACAACTGTAGTTTCAAACGCAGGTATTGTTGATTACACCAAAGGTGAGATACAATTATTTACGGTAAACATAGCTTCAACAAACCTAGATAATAAAATTATTGAGATACAGGCATTTCCACAGTCTAATGATGTTATTGGTCTTAAAGATCTCTATGTCTCGTTTGATGTTTCTCAGAGCCCTATAAATATGATTAGGGATACAATTGCCAGTGGTGAACAGATCTCTGGCGTTGGTTTCCCAGTAACATCAAGTTACGGAAACGGCAAATTAACAAGGTAAAAACAGGTATCTTAGTATGATTGGTACTGGTATTGAAGTGAGAGTGAAGATCCAGGACATCGTTTCTTCCCAACTCCCTAGTTTTATTTTAAGTGAAGCACCATTAACTGATGACTTCTTAAAACAATTCTATATCTCCCAGGAGTTTCAGGGCGGTCCAATGGACTTTGCCACAAATTTGGATCAGTACCTTGATATTAATAATACATCATCTCAAGCATTATATGGTACGTATGCTCTAACTGAAAGCATAACACCAGAATCGGATATTGTTAATGTAACCACAACTAATAGTTTTCCTGAATCCTGGGGACTTCTAAAGGTTGGTAATGAGATAATGACATACACTGGTATCACTACCAACACCTTTACTGGGGTTGTGAGGGGATTCAGTGGTATTACAGACCTTCACGCTGATGGTGCCCCTCAAGAGTTAGTATTCCAGACTTCAGAGGCTTCTGCGCACCTTGCTGGGGCACCTGTAGAGAACTTAAGCGTCCTATTCCTCAAGGCATTTTTTGATAAGCTTAAAGCTACGTTTGCTCCAGGCTTTGAGGATCTAGACATTGCTGATGATCTTAATGCGGGTAACTGGATTAGAAATGTACGTTCATTCTTCCAAACTAAAGGAAGTGAAGAATCTATCGTCATTCTATTTAAAGTATTATATGGAGAGACACCTAGAGTTGTTGATCTAGAAAATTTTCTAATCAAACCATCAACCGCAGAATACTCAAGAAGAGATTATGCTGTTGCTATTCCAGTTAAAGGTAATCCCACACAGCTACAAGGAAGAACTATATTTGAAGTAGGAAATCCAAGCGTATTTGGCGCTGTTTCTGAAATTGAGACCTTTACTAGAGATCAAAATTTATATTACAGAATATTATTCTTCGTATCCAATGATGAAATTGGAAATGAGAAGAAGTTATTCACTGTACCGGCTAGATCATATACTCAAAGACCTTGGAATCCAGGCGACACTACTATTACAGTAGATAGTACTATTGGTTTCCGCAATAACGGTAAGTTTATTACCAAAGATGGTGTTGAATTTGAATATGAGCAAAAGAGCGTCAATCAGTTCTTGGGTGTAACCTGCTCCGATCCTTTAAAAACTGTAGCGATCAAAGATGAGATTATTGACAATATTGTTGTAAGGGGAACTAGTTCAGATGGTGAAGAAATTATTGTAAGACTGACTGGTGTTATTTCCGACCTAACATTTGACAATGAAGTTCCATTCAACTTTATTGGAGAGAAAATTAGAGTAGATACTCTTGGTGAAAATATTCTTGGTCCTATTGCAGTTAGAGGAACACAGACAGTTCCACAAACTATTGCCAACAGCTTCATTTACAACACCAGTGTAAGATTTGAGGTAAGAGAAGTTGAGGGTACAGAATTTACCTTATCTGCTAATTACTTAGATAAAGCTAGTATTGCTCCTGGAGATACTGTAGATATTCTCCAACGTGGTAGTCAGATTGCTTATGTCACTAATCGTCTTGTAAATAGCGTTGATTTTGTCAATTCTACAGTGACTATTAATGACACTTTCGGTGTTCCCACCAATCAACCACTTGATATTAGAAGAAACCAGAAGTATGCTAATAGCACCGGTACACCCATTGATTATGGTAACAATGCGGTACTATCTAATGTCTTGAATTTGTATGATGCTAGAGAGTTTGATTCTAATTATTATGTTGCCACGAATTCACTTCCATCATATGAAATCACATCCAACATCGTTGAGAGTACGATAGTCGATCCTACTCCAGATAGCTTTGAAGATTTTAATAGCTTTACTAATGAGTACTCCACTCTCGTTTTTCCAGAAGAAGTTCAGTTCTATACGGGAGATTTGATCTCATATACTGTCAGTAAGGATACTGTTCCACTAATTGATATTGGTGAGTATTATGTTCAGATTCTAGAGGATAGGAGAAAAATTAAATTATATGTGTCTCCATCTTTTATTGGCAGTACAAGTTTTGTTGGCTTTACCGAGACTACTGGAATTGGAACGCATTTCTTCACATTGGAGAGTCAGAAAACTCGCCAAATTACTACAAAGCGAGTATTCAGAAAAATTCCAGTATCTGATACTTTAATTTCTATTGATAGAGAGCCAGAGCCCACTAGACCTGGTGCTATCGCCGTACTTACTAATGGTGTGGAGATTGTATCATATAAGTCCCCCGATAAAGTATATTTGGGACCTATTGAGAAATTAGATGCGGTCGCACGGGGAGAAGGTTACAGTGTAATTACTCCACCAAAAGTTGAAATTGCAGAACCCGATGTATTAATCTATGAGTTAGTAGCCCCTCCTGTTGTTCCTACTAGAGCTTTTGGTACTCCTGTAGTTAAAGGGAAGCTAGAGGAAATTGTAATTGACCCACAAGATTTTGATATTGATCAAGCATTCAGTATTACTGTGCGCGGTGGTAATAGTAGAGGTGCTACAGCAATCCCTGTTGTTGACAGGCAAAATAGAATTATTCCTTTTGACAGTAGAGTTACTGAACTTGGTGGGGGTGTTAATTATACTGACGATAGTATTTTATTCCAGGTACCCCATAACTTGTCTGATGGAGATGCTGTTGTCTATAACAATAAAGGCGCAAAAAGTATTGGTACCTCAAAAAATGCTGTACCAGCAATTAGTACTGGAACTACACTGTCTAATGGTGGTATTTACTATGTTGAAGTCTTAAATATAAGAACAGTTAGATTATACGAAACTCTAGATAAACTAAAGAGTGGCGGTGATCCAGTATACCTCTCACAAAACTTAAATGGTTATGGTATTCAATCATTTGACACATTAAGGAAAAATACAATTATTGGAGCTACTATCTCCGATGATGGTGGTTTTTTCTATTATAGAAATATGGAGTTTGAGCCATCAAACGTCTTTACTGCGTATGATGAAATTAGATATTTTGAGCACGGTTTTGAGAGTGGTGATATTGTTGAGTATGGTACTACTGGGATCCCAATTGGTGGGCTATCAACTTCAAATCAATACTACGTTTATAAAGTAGATGACAATATTCTTAAGTTGTCTGATGCAGGTATTGGTGCTACTATTAGCAGTAACTATGAAAGATTGGAGTTTGTTGATTTAACCAGTGAGGGAACTGGTAAGCACAATATTAAGTATCCAGATATTACAACCGAAGTTGTTGTTTCTTATGCTAGTACTTTTAGTGGAGAAGTTAAAGCTACTCCAGTTATTAGAGGATCTATTGAGCAAGTTTACACTAATGACGGTGGCTACTATGGTAGTGACATCACAAACTTCCAAAAAACTCCAAATGTTGAATTATCATCTGGAACTGGTGCTGCTATCGTACCATCAATTGTTGAAGGTAGGATTACTGGAATTCAAATTTTAAATTCTGGTAAAGAGTATGCGGATAGTCCAAATCTAATTATTGAAGATTCATCTGATAGTGGTGTTGGTGGTAAGTTAAGGGCTATTGTTGTTGATGGTAAAATTGAAGAGGTCATTATCATTAATCCTGGTATCAGCTATGGAGAAACCACTACAAAAATTAAAGTGGTTGATCCAGGTAAAGATGCTATCATTATTCCTAGGATTAGAGACTTAACAATTAACTTATATGCTAGGTTTGGATTTGAGGTTCTAAGTCAGAACAACTATAGAATTGTAGCCTATGATAGAAAGTTAAGAGAAGATGTATATAATGACGATGGTAACATTCATTCCCCTATCATTGGTTGGGCTAATGATGGTAACCCAATTTATGGTGGTTTTGGCTATTCTGATCCCAGAGATACTAACTCTGGTATTAGAGCTATGGAGACCGCATATATTTTAGCCCCTGAGGATGTATTTGGACGACCAAGACAACAATCTTATCCAGCTGGCTTCTTTACCGAAGACTATAAGTATGTTGATGGAGGAGACCTAGATGAGTATAATGGTAGATACTGTTCTACTCCCGAATTCCCTGATGGCGTGTATGCATACTTTGCTGGTATCGCCGCTGATCAGCAGTCAAGTGCCAGAGAACCACAATTCCCATACTTCATTGGTCCAGAATTCAGAGACTCTGCTATTGAACCTTCAAGTACTAATATTGATCAAGACTTTGATGTTAATGATAAGCCAATCTTTAGAAATACTTTCCCGTATTATGTGGGTAGCCCATTCGCTGGTAGTGAATTCTTAGTTCAATCATATTTGTTTGACACTCAAGACCAGATTGTTGAATCAATTTCTCCTGGTGAGATTGATGGCATTGCTATTGTTGGTGCTGGAAATAGTTACGGTGTTGGTGATATTCCTATCTTTGATAGTAGTGAAGATTCTGTCAGTTCTATTGTTAGTCAGGTAGTTGGGTTTGGTATATCAACTATTGACGAAGATACTTTGTCATATAGTAAATTAGTAACAAAAGTTATTAGAGTTGATCAAAGTACTGTTCGCATTTATGTTGATCCTGTTCACGCCTATCGCGAGGGCGACTCTGTTATCATTAGTGGTCTAACTACGTTCACTTCCGTTATTGGCGGCTCACGTATTGTTAGTATTGACAATACGTCAATGAGTCTTTATAATCCAGTTCCAGCAGCTGTTTCTGAAGGTGCGATAGACATTTTCGTAAATTATATTTCATCAAATGTCAGCGTTGGTTCTTCTTTGACTATTGGAAGTGGTAATGATATTGAGGAAGTAAGCGTATTAAATATTTTCCCCATAAATAAAGCTCTTAGAGTTTATAGATCACAAGCAACATCAACTGTTGCTCCTATTGGAGCAAGAGTATTCCCTATCAAAAATTTCTTTGATATTGATGTAAGAACCGATGAGTTTGAATCTGAGTTGAATGAAGATTACTTCTTCAATCCAAGGCAGACGTTTAGTACTGCTAGTGAGTTAGGGGAAACAACAGAAAGAATCTATTCAATTGGTAATATTAATTATGAAATTTCTATTCCTGCTGCTTCTATCTACGCACCTTCACATCAGTTTAGAAACTTAGAAAAAGTTACTTTTATTAAGCCAGCACTTGGGGCACCTATTCAAGTTAGGGATAATGCAGGTAACATTCAAATTATTCCACAGATTGGTGATGAAGAAACTTTATATGTTCATAATGTATCAAAAGATTTGATTGGACTTAGGTTTAGTCCAGAAGAAGAGGATTTAGTTATTCTTTCTGATGGTAGTGATCTTTTCCGCTATAATATCATCACTGATAGATTTGCTGAAACAGCTAACCTTGATAGAATTAGATCTAATATTACGACTATAGAACCCCATCAACTAGAGAATGGAGATGCTGTAGATGTGAGTGTAATTCCTTTTGGTCCTGCTGGCATTGGATCAAACTCTTCTATTGTAGTTGAATTTAATGAGGTATCACAGTCTCTAATAATTGATCCTGAGATAGCTCTTCCTGCAGATGTTGATACATCACTAAATCTAATTACTATTGAAAATCACGGATATATTCTTGCTGATTATATTCTCTACACTGCTGCTGACACTGTTATTTCTGGGTTAACCAATAATGGTAAGTACTTTGTAATTCCATTTGATTCTGACAGATTCTACGTTGCCCAAACTGAAATTGATACTAAAATTGGTTCTGAAAATCCAATCGAATTAAATTCGCAGGGCGTAGGTAATCAAGTATTTGCCAAAGTAAATCCAGAACTCAATATCATCAGTAACCATGACATCAACTTTGATGTGTCATCACCCACATTATTTGGTAAAGAGTTAAAATTCTTTTATGATCAATCACTAACTGAAGTTTTTGAAAACAACAGTATTGACAGGGTGTTTGTTGTTAGTGGTATTTCTACCGAAGGATTTCCTGATGGCGAGAAAAATATTAGATATTCTACTAACAATCCTGGTGTTATCTATTATGGTCTTGAGTCTGGAGGATACATTTCCACTGCAGATACTAACGCCATTTCATATAACTCAATTAGTTATGTGAATAGTACTTATAGCATTAGGGGAACTGTTACTGTAGAAGGGGACTCGGTATTCTCATTATCACTTCCCCAGAGACCTGAAGTTAGTAAGTATCTTCCATCCCAAGCTAATTTAAAGTATTTAACATCATCCATTAATACTACTGGACCTGTTGGTACCATTAGGATTATTTCGTCTGGCAAAAACTTTGATACTCTACCAGAGTTTATAACAATTCAAAGTCCAACTGGAACCAATGCTTCGTTGAGAGCATCATCTAGTAATATTGGAGAAGTTTCTTCTTTTAGAATTCAGAACCCAGGTTGGGCATACTCTGCTGATAGAACGATAAGACCAAAGGGTATCGTTCAGCCTAGTATTGAATTTACAGATTCTGATTTTATTACTAGTATTGAAGTTTTGAATGGTGGTATTGGATACCAGTCTGATCCAGACGGTGTTCTAATTGACTCTGTAACGAGAGATGTTATTAACAGCGGTTCAATTTTTGTTCAAACACAATCATCCAAAGTTGTTGACGTTGAAATAGATGTTGCTCCATCTGGTCTATCTAAAAATTCCCACGAATTCTTTACTACAAATAATAGTAATGGCGTACCAATTTTACAAATCATAAATCAGGTTGCTAATCAGGGAACTGGTTTTGTTGATTATTTGATGCAGACCCCAATTGCGGGATATCTTGATGCGCCATTTGAGGTTGGTGATAAGGTATTCATTGAAAATATTTTTGCTATCAACACAGCAGTGCAAGACACAAATATGAATTCATCGGAGTATGGATATACGTTCTTTGATGTTGTTGCTGTTCAGGCTACTAATCCCGTTGTTATTAGAGTTCAGTATCCTGACACTAATGTTGGAGTTGCCGCTACCTTCCAAAACGCATTCTCTTCAATTGTCAATAAAAAGATATATCCAATATTCCAAGTCAATCAAACTACTGCGGTATTCATTGAGGGGGAAAGACTCTCCTTAATTGATAATGGAGTAGTTCAGGAAACTGATTTGGTTGTAGAAGAATCAAACACAAACTTCTTTAAAATTAAAGGGAACTTTAATCTATTAGTGGGAGATTCTGTTAGAGGAAACGTTAGTGGTGTTATAGCCACTGTAACTAATATTGATAAGAGCTTCTGTAGATATAAAATTGAGACTATCAGTCGTACCAGTGCAGGTTGGAGTGATGCTATTGGATTCCTTGATGATGAGTTTCAAGTAATTCCAGATAACAATTATTACCAGAATCTATCATACTCCATTAAGAGCACAATCAACTTTGAAGAGCTTATTGGTCCAGTTAATAGATTGGTCCATCCTATAGGATTGAAGAACTTCTCCGATACCCGAATTGAGGCTTTTGGCAATGCTGGTTTTGGAACAACTGCTATTTCTACCGACACAACTCTTATTCTTGATTTTATTGGATTGACTGATGTTGCTCGCACACCTCTGCGTGTAGATAGAATTAATGTATTTGATTTGGGATATGATGATAATGTTATCAATAACAAAACAAATGCTATTAGATTTAATAGTGCTGTGCCATATAAGAGGTTGACTGATTACATTGAAGTTAAGACTAACAGAGTATTGTTGATTGATAATGTTAGTAATGACTTTATTGATAGTGACAATCTTCGTGGTCAAAATGAGTATATCGAATTTAATGTAATCACTGATATCTTTACTGCGGGTATAATTCAAGTTAGAAATCCAAATACGGATGAAGTTCAACTATCAGAAATTGTTTCCCTTACTTATGATAATAAAGCCTTTACTATGAATAAGGCTGATGTATTTGATGGTGATGTCCCACACGGCGACTTTGAGTCAAAGTCACTAAACAATAGTGACTATTCATTGAGATTTACCCCAGCTGAGCCAGATACATTTGATATGGACCTTAAGCTATTGGTTCAAAAGTTTGAAACAAATTCATTACCCCCAAAACAAATCGGATACGTTACTTTGGGTGGGGTGATTTCTAATGTACCTCCAACCACAACACAACAAATCTACGCTGCTCCTAATACTTCAGTTGATGCTGTTGCTCTACATGTCTATGCTCTAAATGGTGACGGTATTCCTTCTTACTATGAAGTTTATGTTGTGCGGATCGGTTCCGATACATATTCAGCTATCTATTCATTTGATGGCACTGCATTACAAGATGTTAGTGAGGCTGGATATCAGTTTACTACTAATTTGGGTGGTGGACGTATTCGTGTTAATGTCATAAACCCAACTGATAAAATACTTAGAATTGAAACCAAAGAAATAGAATTTAAGCCAAATGCATCAGGTGATAATCCATACCCATTCAAGAAAGATAATATACCTTTAGGTTCTGAAAGAGGACTCAACCTACTTTCAAATAAAGTAACTGGAAGTACTGCAGATGCTTCAATTGATGTTCTTACTTTAGATCCTGAACTATTCCAGACAGCCAAAGTTGTTGCTTATATTCAAGGATCTACTCTCGGTGCTATTCATCAAATTATGATAGCAAATTCTGACGGTTCATCATACACTAATGCATATCCATTCCTGACAGAAGGTGATGGTGCTGACGGTGAAGGGGGTATTGGGGAATTTACTGCGGAACTTATTGGTCCAGACTGGATTCTTAAGTTTAAGCCCGATATCGGAGGTAATCCAGTAGAGCCCATCAACATCACAGTATATGCTGAAGCTTTCTATAGGAAATACGATACTATCAATTATGATCCAAGACCTCTTCTTTATCAGGCTAATCAGGAGTCATACTTACTAGATCTATATAATGCCCCATTGGGTGAAAGGACGAATAAAGTTCGCTTCCCTTTGAATTATAATGGAATTCCAATTTATGAAAAAATATTTGATCCCGTACAGGTCATTGATGAATTAAATAACATAATTACAATAACTTCACATTTCTTTAGTCCCGCAGAAGAACTATACTATATTCCTGGAGATAGTATAGATCCAAGTAGTGCTACTCCTATAGAGATTGTTCCGACAGTGGACTATCTTGGAGTTACTACAGATAAATTGCCACCTAAAGTCTGGTCAATCAAACTAGACTTAAATAGATTCCAATTGGCAGCAACTTTACAAGATGCGATTGATAGAACTTTTATTAGTTTTGTTGGATTTGGTAGTGGGAATGCTCATATCATTGGGATGGAGAAAAAACTTGAGAAATCTCTATTTACAATTGATGGGGTTATTCAGGCACCAATCGCAACTACCAACTTTGAGTATGAATTGACAAATACAATTAATAGTGAGGAAGAGTTCCTAGTACTTGCGGGAATTGGAACATTGAGTTCTGGTGATTTGCTATTGATTGATGAAGAGTTTGTTCTCATTGATAACGTTGGTTTTGCCACATCTCCATTAGGACCAATCTCTAATACGGGAGTTATTCCTCTTGTTAAGGCTGATCGTGGTGTCATTGGCTCTGCTGCCACATCACATCCCGCAAATAGCGAGATGGAGTTATATAGAGGTAACTATAATATTGTTGCTTCGGATATTATCTTTACCGCAGCTCCGAATGGAAGAGGACCACAGCAGCCAAATGAAAACAATTTAGTTGTAACTAACTCAACTTTCCAAGGAAGAACTTTCTTACAGAAAAATTATGATGACATTGCCGTTTTTGATGACATTAGTGATCAGTTTAATGGTAATACTAATGAGTTCGTTCTAACAAGTAATGGTATTTCTACGGGTGGTATTGAGAATGGTGGTGGTTGTTTAGTCATCAACGACATATATCAAACACCTTCAACCGATAACAATCAAGGCAACGACTATTTCTTTACTGGTGCTCAGCAAGTTATTGGTTATCTTTGGAGTGATAATACCGATGCTGCTAATGCTGACATTGGTGAGTTGAGGTTGAGTGCTGGCAATGCTAATTTGGGTCTCAATAACATTGATGCCAATAATGTTGATAGGAAAAATTACTTTGATTCCATAGATGATGGTTTAATTTATGATATAAATGTGAAGTTTGCTAATGGCGAGTTTGTATATCGCGGTGAGCGATTAGCAACATTAAATACTATTAAATTTGTAAATGGTTCTATTATCTCTGGATTTCTTCCTCCTCCTGGAACTATCAGTGGCAGTTCAATTGAAGTAACATTTAGTCCAGAAATTCCAAAATCAACAGTAGTCTTTACTGGTATTACTTCCGAAAATGGACAGAGAGTTGTCTCCCAGTTTGATGTCAACCAAACACAGGTACCTAGAGGTGGTTTGATAGTATCTCTCGGTTCAACTCCAGGTCTTGGCTATGCTCCTTTATATGATGCGATTCTTGAACCAGAAGTTTCGGGTGGTGGTATTGTTGGTGTATTTACGGACAATACATTTGGACCAGCAACTGATGTACAATGGGCAGAATATGATAATCAAAATGGTAGATTGTTAGTCACTGCAATTGGTACCAATGTAACGGGTCTAGAACCGATTTCTGGAGCCATCTACTTTAAAGAGAGTGGTAGGCTAATAATTAATACAGCACAGTCTCTGAGCGGTCAGAACATCCGTAGAGGAGACATTATTCAGCTGTCCAACATCCTATTATCTTGTAGTTCGGGTACTGCGATTTATCCAGATAAAGAATCAGTATTTTCTGTTGAAAATATTATTACTGATAATACATTCTCAGTTAATGTCGGAATCTCAACGATTGACCATACATATGTTTCTGGTGGTAATTGGCAGAAGTTTAGACCATTTGAGTTTGGTAATGAATTATTAAATCCAAGTTTCGTTGCTCTAAATGGTCTTATCTTTGAATGCCCAAGCGGACAAACTGCTGGCTTAACAACCACAGTCTTCCCAGTACCTGGAGTTGATAACGTTCCAGTCATTAATAGATTGGATGATGCTCACTTTAATCTACAAGTCGGTCTTTCTACTATCGTTCATAATTACGTGAGCGGAGGAATTATCGGTCAAATTACAAAAAATAATGTTGGCTCTGGATATAACACAGCGGTATCTATTGGTGTTACTGAAGAAGGTCACACTGGAGTTGCTGCTTCTATTCGTGGTGTTCCCGGTCCTGGTGGTGAGCTACAGATTATTGTTGATAATCCTGGTACTGGTTATGTTGATCCATATATCTGGGCTCCTTCACCTAGTTACTTCAATCTACCTATTAAGACAGTATTCCGTAGAGATGGTTCAATAACCAGTGGTGAGAATTTATTCATTACGTGTGATGTTGGTGGAGCAAGAACTACTGCTGTCGGAAGATCGGATTACTTTGAAGTAACTGGTTATGAGATCAGCAATCAAGGTTTTGGTTTTGCTGAAGGTGACATCGTTGAGGTTGTTGGGCTAGTAACTGACAAAACATTGACTCAACCATTTAACCCATTCCAATTGAACGTATTGACTATATTCACCGATAACTTTGCTTATTGGAACTATGGTCAGCAAGACTACATTGATAGTATTAAATCTCTACAGGACGGGACCAGAACAAGATTCCCATTGATTTACAATGGAGAACAATTCTCGTTTGAAAAAGACCCCGAAGATGAAGACTCAGACGCAATTGATCTAAGTTCAATTCTGATGATCTATGTTAATACTGTCCTTCAAACACCAAATATAAATTACTTCTTTGAGGGTGGTACATCTTTTGAGTTCACACAAGCCCCATTACCACAAGATAATATTGATATCTACTTCTACCGTGGCAAGAGAGGAATTGATAGTGCGACTGTGACTGATGTAAATGAAACAGTTCGCCCTGGTGATCAGTTACAAATTAGAAAGAATGATGTTTTTGAAGGTAGTAAGACACAAGACATTCGTCTTGTAACCGAAATCGCCTCATCAGATACTGCTAGAACTAATGTCTATGTTGGCAATAACGATATAGATGATACTAATCCACGACAGGTTGCTTGGGATAAGCAGAAAAGAGATTTGTTCATCTATGGTCAGCCAATATTTAAAACTAGAGATAGTATTGAGTCTATTATCAGACCTGATCCCGCAATTCTTGCACCCCTAACAAATACAAGTTCTACGTTCTATATTGAAAGCGCACAGCTATTCAGATATGAAGAAGATGCTTTTGATAGTGTAACAAATCTTGAAAATATTGCTGGGAGAATATATTCTCAACCAAATATATTTACTTCCTCAGGAACGGAGTTTGTTCCAGCAGAGCCAGTGGCTGTAGTAAATGCTTCGGGTACTGTTACTGGAATTAACTTTGTTAATGGTAATAATGGCAGAGGATATCCAGGCAATACAAAGATAACTATTGCCCCACCAAATGGTCCTGGAAACCGAGCAACAGTAGGAACAATTTCAATCCAACCAATCACGGGTGAGATTGCATTCGTCCAAGTTCCATTCAATAACTCTGGTTATGATCCAGCCAAACCCCCAACAGTCTTAATTGAAGAACCTAGTATCGTCTACGAAAATAAAGTTAAAATTAATGGAGATTTCATTAGGGGATATTCCTCAATCATTACTCAAATACAAGGTAGTAATGGTTCTATTAGATTCTTCTTTAGAAAGATTGATCAATTTGAACTAATCACCTCACTATTTGTTGGAGACTATATTGTCGTAAGCGAATCCGTGATTGGAAATGGGGTGGAGGCTATTGGTCAAAACATTCTTGATGTTGTTGGGGTAGGAACACAGTTCCTAGATTGTGTCTACAAAGTCGCAAGCGTTACTTACATAAACTCTCTTGAGGGATTTGTTGATGTAAATGTTAGGACAAATCAGTCAGGTGTGAGTGGCACTGGCGATCAGCTTGGCTATATGTCTTTTGGGGCAATTGGTTCAGTCATTCGCGACTTTGACGTATCGATTCCCTTTGATATTCCAAACCCAACATATACAAGCGATATGATTAACTTCCCAACTCTATCTAGGACGAAGGGTGGATTGCGTGACAGAGGTGGTCTTGCGAAGAGAGTATAAATAAGGAAAAGGTATTATTGCCCCTTTAAATTTATACCATGGCTGCTTTAATCACTGATGAGTTTAGGCTATTTAATGCTGACAACTTTATCAAATCTGTCACAGATCCCGATAATGCGTACTACATTTTTGTTGGTCTGCCGAATCCGGTAGGACCAGAATATGGACGTTCATTAGATTGGAATACGGATCCACTATCACCTATTGATAACTTTTCATATATTCGTGGGTGTTATGATTGGATGCTATATGGGAGAAGAATTACTCCAGGGAATATTCGTAGAGTAATTCGCCGTGTTGAGTGGACTAAAGGAACTCGATATGAACAATATAGAGATGACTATAGTGTATATAATGTCTCTCCCAATACAGGCTCTACTAGATTATATGATGCAAATTACTATGTTATTAATAGTGATTTCCGTGTATATGAGTGCTTAAGCAATGGTTCTAGTGGAGATAACCCCAAAGGTAATGGTTCCGAAGATGAGCCAACTTTTGTGGACTCAGAACCATCAGCAGCTGGTTCCAGTGGTGATGGATATATTTGGAAGTATCTATTTACAGTCTCTCCTGCAGACGTTGTTAAGTTTGATAGTACAGAGTATATCACAGTCCCCAGCGATTGGCTAACATCCAACTCTCCACAAATTGTTGCAATTAGAGAAAGTGGTGATTCCCCAGTTAATGACGCACAACTAAAAGAAATATATATCGATAAGAGGGGAGCAGGTTATTCTGGCGGTGTTGGGCAAGAGCTTAACATTATCGGTGATGGTACGGGCGCCAGAGCCGTTATTGATGTTAACTCTGGTCAAATCAGTAAAGCCATTGTATCCAAAGGGGGCAAAGGATATACTTGGGGTCTAGTTGATCTTGGTACCATTAATACAAGTGCATCTGAAGCTGCTAAATTGGATGTTATTATTCCACCATCACTTGGTCATGGATATGATATCTACGTAGAGCTAGGTACAGATAGAGTATTGGTATATGCTCGTTTTGATGATTCCAACGAAGATTTTCCTATCGATACTCAATTCGCCCAAATTGGTATTCTTAGAAATCCAACTATTTCGGAATCAGAGACTATATTTACTGATAATACATTTACAGCAGCAGATTCTCTAAAACTTGAACCTGGTAGCGTTAGTGGACCCATTGAGGTGGGTGATATTATTGAACAGCAAACTGATGTTGGTATAGCTAGAGGATATGCTGTTTCATTTAATGAAGAAACTTTAGTATTAAAGTACATTCAAGATAGGTCCCTATACTACAACCCAGTTACGTATGACAATACGGACTATGTTGGCATTTCTACTAATGGAAATAAATTTCCTTTTGTATCAAATACAAACGCAATTACCGCACCTGGTTTCCAAGCATCTATAGATACAACATTTACTGGTTCTACAACTGTTGTTGGTAATAGAACTGTTGAGCTTGGTGTAGAGTTCACAGATGGCGTTGCTAGATCGGAGATAAATAAACCTAGCGGAGAGATTTTATTTCTCGACAACCGTCCTTTGGTGCCACGCAACCCACGCCAAAAAGAAGACGTTAAGATCATCTTGGAATTCTAAACAATGTCTCAGATCAATCTAGATACCAGCCCATACTTTGACGATTTTGATGCTGATAAAGACTATTATAAAGTCTTATTTAAGCCAGGATTTCCTGTACAGGCACGTGAGCTAACAACTCTACAGTCAATCCTACAAAACCAAATTAGTACGTTTGGGGAGCATTTCTTTAAAGAAGGCTCTATGGTAATTCCTGGAGGAATTTCATATAACCCACAATATACTGCTGTCATTCTAAACCCACAGCAGGGTGGTATTGATGTAACTCTGTACATAGATCAACTAGTAGGTAAAACAATTGTTGGTGATGTTACTGGTGTTCGCGCAAGAGTTATTGATTATTTGATTCCACCACGAGATGGTGTTAACAATCCCACTATTTTTGTAACATACACTGATAGTGGTAATGACGATAGGACTATTTTCTTTACAAGTAATGAGTCTCTTATATTAGAAGAGCCTGTTGTCTACGGAAATACTACAATTACCACCAATAGTACATTTGCTACTACAATTTCAACTAATCCAACAGCTGTTGGTAGTGCTGCTGAAATTGCTGATGGTGTTTATTTTGTGCGTGGAACATTTGTACAAGTAACTAGCAATTCTATTGTTCTTGATCCATATTCAGTATATCCATCATATAGAGTTGGGCTTCAAATTACCGAGCAAATTGTTACTGCTGGTCAAGATCCTACACTATACGACAATGCGAAAGGATTTAATAACTTCTCGGCTCCAGGTGCGGATAGGTTAAAGATTGAACTTACACTAACAAAGAAACCTCTAAATGATTTTAATGATACAAATTTTGTAGAACTATTGCGCCTCGATAAGGGTGAAGTTAAGAAACTTGAAATTAGTGCCACTTATAATGTACTAAAAGATTACATTGCCGAAAGAACTTATGAAGAGTCTGGTGATTACATTGTAGAAGGCATCAGGACAACAGCAGATGAGTCGTTAAATAATAATATCGGCAATAATGGTATCTACCTAGCAAATCAAACTACAGAAGAAGGTGGTACTCCTTCCCCAGGTTTGGCAATTTTGAAAGTGTCTCCTGGTAAGGCATATGTTCGTGGTTTTGATATTAAGAAGACAGGAACTACTAATTTAGATGCTCCCAAACCCAGAACAACAGAAACTCAATCAAATACTGCCGTACCATTTGAACTTGGTAGTAAGTATTTGGTGAATAACGTTATCAGTACTCCAGTCGTTGGATTAGATATTGCTGACAATATTGTTCAAATGTATGACGGTCGCCTAGACGGCTCTAAGAACCCCACAGGAAGCTTAATTGGTGAGGCTAGGATTTATAGCTATTCACTAGAAGACGCTGCTTTCACGGGACCACAGACCCCTTGGAATGTGTATCTATATGACTTACAAATTTTTACTCGCATTACCGCCAATGTTCCTATTGGCAGTAAGATTATTCCAGGATTCAGATTACAAGGTTTGAGTTCAAATGCTTCTGGTTATGTTAGAAGCATAGTTGGACAAGAGATTTTCTTAACAGATACCAGTGGAGAATTTATTCGTGGAGAGCAATTCTCTGTAAATGGATCTACTGAAGATAGATTCTCAACAACTGACGTAATTATTTACAAGCAAAATCAAGTAAAGTCATTATTCCAAGATACTACATCTATTAATCCAAATATTTCCACAGATTTTAGGGCTGATACTAAATTATATCCAAGAGTTCCCAATAATTTTACCGCTTCAGATAGCTTTACTGTTACTGCAGGTGGATTAATTACTTGTCCTGGTAGATTATTTGATGGATTTGATGTTGGTGATATTGTAATATGGCAAGATACTGTAAATTCCACATTAGTTTACAATAGAGTATTGTCTCTTGGTCTCAACGATCTAAATATGACCGTTGGTCCAGTCGCTTCTGTACCCAATGTCGCTAGTGGAGCCCTACCATCTGGCACTAGAACTAGTGTAAACTTAAGAGCATCAGAATCTAGACTTCTCAATACTGAGAATTCTGCGTTGTACATTGAAATGGAGAAAAAGAATATCTCCAAGGTAAATCTAAATAACTCACAACTATACTTTACAACTCAAGTATATCAAGAAACCACTGTAGGATCAACTCTAACTATCAATAGAACTTTGACTGGCGTAAATGATGCGCTATTTGTTCCTTTTGACCAAGAAAGATACTCTATTGTCTATAGCGATGGTGTTATTGAAACTGTTGGTTCTGAGCAGTTTGAAATTACAGGTGATAGTACAGTAATTACTTTTAATGGGTTAAGTAGGATTAATGAGGCTGGAATAACTGTAAATGTAACAGCTATTAAACCTTCTATCAAATCAAAATCTAAAATTCTGATTAAGAGTCAAACTCTCTTGGTGGATAGGATTAGCCAAATCACCTCTCCAGAATTTGGAATGGTTCAGAATGATTATTATGGATTACGAGTTGATGATGAAGAGATTTCATTAAATACTGCTGATGTTGAATCCCTTACCGCAGTATATGAATCACTTGATGCCACTCCCCCCACATTAGATATATTGGGATTCACTAATGGATTATCTCTAGAAACTACAACAGTTAAAGGTGAACTTATTAGAGGAAATACTAGTGGGGCTGTTGCTAAACTAGTAGAAGCTAATACTCCTTCCACAGTTAAAATAGTTTATTTGAGTCAGAATACCTTTACTGTTGGAGAAACATTGGTATTTAGTGAGTCCAATATTAAAACAAACTTACAGGCAATCCAACCAGGAAACTATAAAAATATTACTGATAAGTTTAGTTTAGATAAAGGTCAAAGAGAGCAGTTTTATGATTTTTCTCGCCTAATTAGGAGTCGTGGCGCCACGGCACCAAATAAAAGAATTCTTATCATCTTCGATAAGTTTGGTGTTCCTGTTGATGATTCTGGCGATTTCTACACAGCAAATTCTTATGTTGAAGAGATCTTTGCTACAGGGGTTCCATTGTTGCGTAATCGTACTTTGCGTGCTTCTGACACCCTAGACTTCCGCCCACGTGTTTCTGACTTTACATCAATTACAGCTTCACCATTTGATTATTCATCTAGAGATTTTGCTGAATCTGGATCAACCGTAGTTAGAGTAACTGCTCCAGGTGAGAGTATGGTTCTGGGCTATGACTTTTATGTTGGAAGAAAAGATAGATTAGTCCTAAACAAATTAGGAGGACTAAAGTTAATTTTTGGTGCCCCAGCACCTGAACCAAAGTTACCTGAAGCAGCAGAAGCTGCTATGGAGATTGCTCGTATTACATACCCACCATATGTATATAATATTGACGATATTGTTATTCAGACTATCGATAATAGACGTTATACGATGCGAGATATTGGAAATCTAGAAGATAGAATTGAGTCTTTAGAAGAAGTTACATCTCTATCACTATTGGAGAGAAGGACAGATTCTCTACAGGTACTGGATGCTGATGGTAATGATAGATTTAAGAGTGGATTTTTTGCTGATGATTTTAGAACTGCGGATTTTGTAGATTTTGACAATCCAGAAACAAGCGTAAACGTATCTTCCCGAACTGGCACTCTAGACTGCCAATTTGAGTTTGCTACGATTGCTCTACAGTTGCAGTTAGATCCTCTCATCAATCCCGATGATGCATCACTAGACCAGAACTTGGCTTTGGTTGATTCATCAACTAAAAAAACTGGAGATCTAGTCACACTTAACTATGACGAAATACCTTGGTTAGAGCAGCCTTTAGCATCACGTACCGAAAATGTTAATCCATTTAATGTTATTTTATATGATGGTCAATTAATAGTTTCTCCCTCTAGTGATGATTTTATTGTCTCTAGAACTATTGGCAGTAGAAGAGAGACTGTATTTGGTCCTGAAGTAGCTACATTTGAGCAGAATTTTATTCAAAGTACGGAAACTGCGCAGTTTATGCGCGAAAGAAATATTGAATTCCGAGCTAGTGCTATCAAACCACTAACAGAATTCTTCCCATTCTTTGAGGGAGCGTCTGGAGCAGACTTTATACCTAAACTAGTTGAGATCGCAATGCGATCAGGTACCTTTGAGGTTGGAGAAACGGTTGAAGTATTCAGTGGTAACACACGGATCTTTAGTGCTCGTGTTGCTAGACAAAATCACAAGTCTGGTCCTTTTGATGATCCAACACAGAAATATACTACAAATCCATACATCAGAACAGAACAAATTTCTGATGATTATTCTGCATCATCTACAATATTAAATATTGATATTTCTTCACTAGCTGATATCGCAGATCAAAGATTTTTTGGATACATTTCTGCTGGTTTGAGGATTGTTGGAACTAGGAGTGGTGCTGTTGCAGATATTCCAAGGCTAAGATTAGTCTCTGATGCTTTCTGCGACCTAGCTGGTTCTATCTTCTTTAGAGATCCCTTGAATGTTCCTGCTCCCGCATTTAGATTGAGAACGGGTATCAGAACATTGCGATTGAGTTCTAGCTCAACTAATGAAGAGCCAGAACTAGGGCAAACCATTATCTCATTCGCGGAAGCTACGTATACGTCTGGAGGTACTATTGAAAATAGAATCACGTCAGTGGTTACCGTCCGCGTTCCACCACCACCCCCAAGACCTCTTGTAATCGTTAGACAACCTATTACTAACGTTACTAATGTTACAAATGTCACTAATATTATTAGGAGACCACCCCCACCACCACGCCCAGCTCCCCCTAGGGATCCTTTGGCACAAACATTCCGCGTGGATGAGACTGGTGCTTTCTTGACATCTTTAGATATCTTTATGGCTACCAAGTCCGAAGTAGATAATCTAACAGTTGAAATTAGACCAACAGAATTGGCAACACCAAATAGCAATTTGGTTCAAAATTATGCTCAAGTTGTATTGTCCCCTGATGAGATTAATGTTTCTTCAGATGCGTCAGTTCCTACTAGAGTTACATTCCCATCACCAATTTATTTGGAGCCAGATTTAACTTACGCTCTAGTATTGCTTGCTCCTACTACTGATCTATACACTGCATGGATTGCTAGGATGGGTGAAGAGAATATTACTAGCCCAACCACTAATGTTGGTGGCACAGCTATTATTTCTCAACAGTATTTGAATGGTTCATTATTTAAGTCTCAAAATGGCTCACTTTGGACAGCCAACCAGTTTGAAGATCTTAAGTTTATCCTATACAAGGCTGCCTTTGATTCCGTTGGTACTGTATTCCTAAACAATCCACCAATCTTAGATGATACACTAATCCCCAATAATCCAATGAGAACTTTACCTAGAAGGTTGAGTCTTCTAGTTGGAAATACTTCTTATCCTTTTGAGGTTGGGCAAAAAATAGCATCTACCGCTTCTGGTTTTCCCAATGACGCAAGAGTAATTGGTGATATTGAATCACTAGGTGGTCCTGCTCAAACATTGGATGTAGCAAATAATTCTGGTGGTATTGGTTATATTGATGGCACTTTCCCATCAGTTCCATTGTTCAACATCGCATCTGATGGTAAAAATATTGTCGCTGATGTTACTATTTCTGGTGGAGTCGTAAGCTCACTGTCTATTATTAATCCTGGCACTGGATATCTTGTCGGCGACACTCTAGGTATTACTACTGCAAATGTTGGTGGTGTTGGTGGAGATGCCGTAGTTGATGTTAATTCTATTAATAACATAGACACTATTATTTTAACCAATGTAATAGGGCAGAGTATTATTACTACTGATACATTAAATGAATACGACGCAGCAACTAACACACTAACTGATACTGGAGTACAGCTCACTGAAACGAGTGAAGTTGCTGATCCAATGTCGGGTGGAGATGTCTTTGTTGTTGATCTACCATCTCACGGGATGATGGCAGATAATAATGTAGTCTCAATTATCAATACAGCTCCCGATACAAAAGGAACTGACTTGGTTGAAGGTATTACTATCTCATCCAACCAAATAACTATTGCTAATCAGGCACTATTTGATACCTTTGAAGGAATTTCTACAAGCACTGGCTATCTAGTGGTTGGTGGTGAGGTTATGGAGTATGACAACAATGGTGATGGTACTCTTGGTATCACATCACGTGGCGTTGACAATACTCCTGTTAATATTCACGACCAAGGCTCTAGAGTATTTAAATATGAAATGAGTGGAGTATCCTTGAGGAGAATTAACACCACTCATCAATTACCATCAAACCAAATTCTAGGATTTACTAGAGACTTTGGGATTCTGCCTCTAGTTATTGATAGAGGATCAAGAGCAAATGATTTTGGTATTAATCCATACATACCACAATTGAGTTTTAATCAGGATCAGCAGGCGGGAGGTTCTAAAGTAAGAACATCCCAAAACTTCCAATTTAATACACTCTATCCATCCATAGGTCTTCTTACTCCTGGTGATACAACACAAGTTAGTACCCAGATAAGAACGGTTAGTGGTACTAGTGCGGGTGGTAATGAACAGTCATTTGTTGATCAGGGTAATACTCCAATCGCCTTGAATGCGTTTACCTCATTCCCCTCCCCAAGACTAGTTGCTTCACTAGTAAATGAAGTTGAGTATCTAGAAGGACTACCCAATGATAAGTCATTGACTATGGCTTTGACTATGCGTTCCGATGATGCTAACTTGTCTCCAGTAATGGATATGAATCAAGTATCTCTATTCACACTTCGTTCTGCTTTAAACAATCCAGTCACTAATTACCCAGATGATCCTAGAACAAATAGAATTATTGGTGATCCACATAGATCAATCTACGTATCACAGAAAGTAATTCTAGATAATCCAGCAACAGCTCTGAAAGTTCTATTGAGTGCTTATAGGGATGAAACAGCAGACTTCCGTGTTTGTTATCGTTTGTTTGCTGGTGATACTCAAGGTGCTACTGAACCTGGGTGGATATTGTTCCCTGGCTATGATAATCTAATTGATACTAATGGCGATGGATTTGGTGATAGGATTATTGATCCATCCAAGAATAGTGGACTACCTAACAAAAAAGTTAGAGCTAGTCGCTTGATTGGACCAGATGGATTTGAAGATCTAGAGTATCAATATGACGTTGATTCACTACCAGAATTCTCTGGTTTCCAAATCAAGGTTGTATTCAGTGGAACTAACGAGGCAAGGTCACCTTCACTAAGTGATATCAGAGCAATCGCATTAGGTTAATTATGAGTAAAAAGATGAGGGTAGAGGGTACTGATCACCTCTACCGTACTCCAGAGGGAGCTATTGTAAATACAAATAGAGACGCATATGACGCATATATTCGGAAAAGAGAGTATTCTAGGTCTAAAAATCAAACTCTAGAATCTCTTACACTTCAATTAGAAATAGCTAAATCTGAAATTGAAGAGCTTAAATCTTTAATAAAACAGATAATCCATAAATAGAAGTAGTATACAATAGAACTTAACTTCCATGGCTAGTGCCTACGTATCAAATATTACTATTGATCAAGGTGCCACCTTCTCGGCTAGCTTTAAGTTGGACGACGCTGGAACTTCTATCCCAATTAACTTGACCCAATTTAGGGGTGTTAGTCAATTGAGAAAGCATTCTGGTGCTAAATTTGGATTGGGATTCGATGTCTCTATTCTAAAACCAAAGTCCGGTGAAATTATTATTTCGCTCACCGCCGCCCAAACTTCTATTCTCAAAGAGGGTAGATATGTATATGATGTTATATTGATTAATAAAACAGACGGTAAAGTTTACCGAGCTGTTGAGGGCATGGCTCTAGTAAATCCAGGAGTAACAGACGTGCAATCAGGAATTATCCCACCATCAACACCACCAGTTACGGTTGGTCAGCATCCCCCAGAAAATCCAATCGAAGGAAATCTCTGGTGGAACACACTTGAAGGTCGTATGTACATCTACTATACCGATAAAGATAGTTCACAGTGGGTACAGACTAACCCATCTAGTAAAGATAACGAGAGAAGCGACTAATGGCAAATCTACTCGATCAAATTGGACAAAGAAATGTTGTCCGTGTTATTTCTAATGGTGTCCCATCATCCCTAGAGGGACTGACTGATACCGATTTTACTGACATTAAAATTGGATCTGTTCCAGTATGGAATGGTGATGTTTTTAGTCCAATAGTAAATAGCTGTCAATTAAGTACATCATCTTGTATTCTTACTGTTGATCCTGTTACTAACATTACAGGATTCACAGATACCATAGATGGGGGATTCTTTTAATGTCAAAGCCAACTAATAGGCAAGAGCTTGTAGAGTACGCTCTAAGGCGTCTAGGTGCCCCTGTATTGGAGATTAACGTTGCTGATGAGCAACTGGATGATATTCTTGACGACACCATCCAGCACTTCCACGAGAGGCATTATGATGGGGTAATTCGTACTTACTTAAAGTATGAATTTACTCAAGAGGATATTGACAGAGGATCAAAGTATAATCCATTTGTTAATCCTGGAATTAGTACTGCTATTCAAACATATCCAGGTGCTACTGGTCCCACAGTAGACAAATATGTTGAAAACTCAAATTATATTCAACTTCCTCCACATATTATTGGTGTGGAAAAGGTGTTTACTCCTCCCAGCGCTACTGGTGGTCCTCTAGGAGGATTAATCGGTGGAGGAGGGCTCCTTGGTCCAGGGGCATCCTATTATGGACTGAATGGATATGGATATCTGGGTGGTATAGGCTACCTATGGGGTGGTGATATGATTACTGCATATATCGCAGGAATGTGGAGATCAACATTTGATTTCTTAAACAATCCACCATCCATAATTCGTTTTAATAAGCGTCAAGATCGTTTGTATCTAGATGTTAATTGGCAAAATATTGCTGTAGGAAGCATCATTGTTATTGATTGCTATAGAGCTTTAGATCCACAGCAATTCTGTGAGATCTATAATGATAGCTGGGTTAAAAAATACCTTGTTTCTGCTATTAAGAAGCAATGGGGTCAAAACTTAATTAAATTCACTGGCACCAAATTGCCTGGTGGAATTGAAATGAATGGAAGACAATTATATGATGATGGTGTTAGAGAGCTTGAAGAAATCAAGCGAGAGATGTCTAGCACCTATGAATTACCACCCCTAGACTTTGTAGGCTGAAAAAAATGGTTGTTAATCCCTTCTTTTTACACGGTTCTACACAAGAACAGAACTTACAGCAGGATCTGGTCAATGAACAGATTCGTATGTATGGGATGGATGTGTATTATATTCCTCGTACTTTTATTAGGGAAGCAACCATTATCAGGGAGGTAACTTCTTCTGCCTTTAGGTCTTATTTTATTATTGAATCATACCTCAATAATTATGATGGGTATGGTGGTCAGGGTGATATTATGTCAAAGTTTGGCATTCAAGTCAAAGATGAAGTCACCCTGACTATTTCAAGAGAGCGTTATGAAGACTATATCGCTCCTTTCTTGAATTCTAGGATGCTATTTCTTATGAATTCCCCCAAAGATGAGGGAACATTACAAACAATTCAAAGACCTAGGGAAGGGGACCTAATCTATTTTCCACTAGGCAGAAGACTATTTGAAATTAAATTTGTAGAACACGAGCAACCATTTTACCAACTAGGTAATGGATATACTTACGAGTTGCAGTGTCAACTATTTGAATACGAAGATGAAGTCCTTGACACCACAATTGGTGAGATTGATACTACAATAATCAACAAAGGATTTATTACTACTCTAGATTTAATACCATTAAGTAATAGAGCAGAGGTTGTTGCAAAAACTGATACTGGTTATATTAGAGAATTGATCATATTGAATGAAGGAAATAGTTTCAATCAGCCACCATCAATTAAGATAGATTCCCCACCAAAAGGGGGAACAGATCCTAAAGTTATTGCACTCTTAACTCGCCCAGATTCTAATCTGGTTGAAAAGGCAATAAAACAGTTGGTATCTTTTTCTAGAGGATCTGGTTATACTGAAGACCCAGAAGTGGTTGCTGTCGGGGGCGGTGGTACAGATGTTATTATTAGAGCAGGTATTAATTCAAACTCATTAGGTGTTATTGAATTTGAAATTACTAATGAGGGTAATGGTTACCCCGAAGATGCTGACATTATTGTATATGATCTAGACAATAATCCATTAGCTCAAGGACTAGCACTTACTGATGGTGAGAAAATTGTCTCTGCTGTGGTTACTGACCCAGGAGCTGATTTACCTGAGGATATTAAGGTTGTAGTTTCTGCTCCTGCAAGTGTAGGTGAGGGTATTTACTTATATAATGAAGTAATTGTCGGTAGGGAATCGGGTATGCAGGCACGTGTACGTGGGTGGAATGCGGAGACTTATCAATTAGAAATTACTAATTTGGAACCTAAAGGGAGCGTTATTAATTTTCAACCAGGTGAAATTATTGAGGGTGAGGATAGTGGTGCTAGGTATTCTCTCAAGGCATTCGACTCAGAACAAACACAACTAGATGGTTACAGTCAAAATGAGGTAATTCAGGAAAAAGCTGATGTTATAGTTGATACTTCCGAATATAATCAGTTCTTTAATCCAAATGAGAACTATTTCTCAGAGGACAATCCATTTGGAGAATAAATAGAGCATAGTATTTCTGTGTGATTTTGTGGGAGAATATTTTTACCACGGTATAATTAAAAAAACTGTTGTTGCTTTTGGAAATTTATTTAACGGCATACAGATTCAAAAGTTTAATAACGCAGATGATGTTATTAATGTAATGAAAGTGGGTCTTGGATATGGTCCAATTCAAAAGTTTTTAGCACGTTTGAATCAGCAAGGTGAGTTAGATCAGCCAGTACAGACAACTCTACCTCGTATGTCATTTGAGATGACTGGTATTTCATACGATGCCACAAGAAAAACTAAACCAACACAAACATTTAAGGCAACTGGCGCTGAGGGTGAGACACTTCGCAAAGTGTATCTACCAGTTCCATATAATATTGAATTTGAACTCAGTATTATGGCAAAACTTAATGAAGATTGTTTACAAATTGTTGAGCAAATTTTACCATATTTTCAACCAGCTTGTACAACTACTGTTGATTTATTAGAAGAAATTGGAGAGGAGAGGGATATTCCAGTAGTTTTAAACAGCATTAACTTTACTGATGACTACGAAGGTGACTTTGCCGGTCGCCACATTATAATCTATACATTGTCTTTCACTGCCAAAACATACTTATTTGGTCCATTGGATTCTACTGGCGGTGGTCTTATCAAAAAAGTTCAGGTCGATTATCATACATCTCATAAGAGAAATTCCCCAAGAGATGTACGTTACACTGTAGTACCAGATCCAATTGATGCTGGTCCAAATGATAATTTTGGGTTTGATGGTAAAACTGAAATTTTCTATGATAGTAAAGTTTATAGCCCAACACAAAATATAGACTATACTCCCGATAAATAAACCTAGTAAGAAGTATTCCTGTGAGTAATTTTGATCCTATTGATGATGCGTTAGACATTGAGTCTGAGATTATTGAGCAACCAAAAAAAGCTGAACTACCCCAGATTACCAATTCTAATGATGATCTTGAGGTCAGCGATACTAGTGATGATCAAAAAGATTATGAATATACTAGACAGCAGCTTTATACACTCATAGAGAAAGGTCAAGAGGCTGTCACAGGTGCCCTAGAGCTTGCTCAAGAGGGTGGAAGTGCTCGCTCCTATGAAGTGGCTCTTAATGGCGTAAAGAGTATGTCAGAAGTTGCAGAGAAGCTTATGGACTTACAGAAAAAAGTTAAAGATTTGGATGCGGTTACTGTAAATAATAACCAAACCAATGTTACAAATAATTCCGTCTTTGTTGGTTCTACAACCGAATTACAAAAAATGATAAAAGAGGGAATGATGAAAAAACTAACGGATTCCTAAAATGGCTAAACAAAAGTGTAAAGAGTGTGAAGGTATGGGAAGTGACTGTAAGTGTCCCCCCAAAAAAGGAAATAAGAGGTACAGTGGATGGTATGGTAGAGATATGAACGACACCGATATGGATGGGGACCACATGGATTATGCTGGAGATGCTGGCGGTGGAGTGTCTGAGGGCATTAGGATGCCTCAAGCACCTTCCGATGCCGACAAGTCAATGCGTGGTTCATCTAGAGAAAAAAAGGAGAAAACATTGTCAAATTTCAAAGCTGCTGCTGACGACGCCAAAAAACGTCAGAAGTATAAAGATGAGAATGATGAGCTAAGGGCAACTACAATCAGAAAAGGTGTTCGTTTCTATGACTCCAAAGGCTCTGGTTACATTAAAGGCGGTAAAAAGACATACGACTAAATATATGCGAAAGGCAATATAATGAAGGGCGATTTTTTATGTCGCCGATGAAGTTCTTGAGCCTTTCATATTATTTTATTTAATCCTGTTATTAGATATGGCTAAGAAAAAGGGTCTATGGGATAATATCCACGCCAAACGTAAACGTGGAGAGTCCCCCGCTAAAAAAGGCAGTAAAGACTATCCAAAGACGCTAGATATTGGCGAAAGTATGAAGACAGCTCGCAAAAATGTAGGAGCTTCTACATGTTGGGATGGTTATAAAGCCAAAGGCACGAAGAAAAAAGACGGTAAAGAAGTTCCTAATTGTGTGAAGGAAACTAAGACTTTCGCAGAATTTTGTGCTGAAGGCAAGTCTCGTATTGAGACTGACTCAGATTATAGAAAGAGATTCAAAGCTTTAGCTGATAATTTTGCAGAAAAGCGTAAGGAGCAGACTTCCACAAAAAAGACTCGTAAAGAATCTGTAGAGATTCTTGACATTGATGGTAATTTAGTTGCTGAAATTACTGATCTAATCCTACCAGAGCCAATGACTGGTTGGAAACAGCAGATTGGCGAAGGTGCTATTGCTGATAAGATGAGAGCAAATCTCAAAGCAAGAAAGAAAAGTTGGGATGAGAAGGGAGAGAAAGCCAAGAAAGATGGCTATGATGCCCTAGATAAAGTCAAAAAGACCCAAGATGAGCTTGATAAGAGTGACTATATCCAAAATGTTGGTGAGTCTGCTTGGCAACGTAAAGAGGGAAAGAATAAAGCCGGGGGACTTAACGAGAGAGGACGCAAATCCTACGAACGAGAGAATCCCGGCAGTGACTTAAAAGCACCACAGCCAGAAGGTGGTCCACGCAAAAAATCATTTTGCGCTAGAATGGGGGGTATGAAAGGTCCCCTCAAAGATGAGAAGGGAAAACCCACACGTAAAAAACTTGCACTAGATAAATGGAAATGCTGATACATGCAATAGGTCATAAGTGGTTCCTAGGACTAGTGTGCTACATTCTTGTTATGGTTCCCACACTAGGTATAATGTACATACACCGAGAATGATATATAATGCGTCTTTAATACTTCTTAACCCCCAATGGGTCATTTCTACGAAAGCGCTGCCTTTCTATTCGCATTCATCTTTATTCTAAATATTATTAAATTATCCAGGTAAAAAATATGGCTGATTATGCGGCTGGAATCGGGTCAATGAATTTTTACTATCAGAGATCTGATGAAGATAATAATCCGATAGCAAATCCCGCATCAACTGATAATGATAGTGATCCTGGTGAAGGATGGTCCAATTTAAATTTCTTGGATTTCAATGCTGGCTATGTGCGCTATGATGTGAACAACAATGTTGCTCCTGCGCCTCAACCATATCAGCGGCACGATGAGAACAACAACCCAATAGCAACCCCTCCATACGTAAGGTACGATGAGGACAATAACATAGTCCCCAACCCACCTCCAATTCCAAACTCCCCCTAAGATTAAGGTTCCTATATAACATAGGAGCCTTTTTTTATTATGCCCGATACTCAGTATCTTGGTAACCCAAATCTAAAGAAAACAAATGTATCTGTTCAATTTACATATGAGCAAGTACAGGAGTTGATGAAGTGTAAGACGGATCCTATTTATTTTGCACTTAATTATATTAAGATTGTATCACTTGACCATGGCATTATTCCATTCAAGCTATATGACTTTCAAGAAAACTTAATCAAAAGCTTTCACGAGAAGAGATTTACTATATGTAAGATGCCTCGTCAGACTGGTAAGTCTACCACTTGCGTTGCATTCCTACTACACTATCTAATTTTTAACGACAACGTTACTATCGGCATCCTAGCTAACAAAGCGTCCACTGCGAGAGAGATTCTTGGGCGTTTACAGTTGGCTTATGAGAACTTACCCCAATGGATGCAACACGGCATTATCTCCTGGAACAAAGGTTCTGTTGAACTTGAGAATGGTTCCACTATCTTAGCTGCTTCCACATCAGCATCTGCTGTTCGTGGTATGTCCTTCAACATTATTTTCTTGGACGAATTTGCGTTCGTTCAAAACAACATTGCTGACCAGTTCTTCGCGTCTGTATATCCAACGATTACTTCTGGTAAATCTACAAAAGTTATTATCGTTTCTACCCCTCACGGTATGAACCACTTCTACCGAATGTGGAATGATGCTGAAAAGGGGAGGAATGATTACAACCCAATTGAAGTTCACTGGTCACAGGTTCCTGGTAGGGATGAAGTGTGGAAAGAGACGACTATTAAGAATACGAGTGAAGAACAGTTCAAGGTTGAGTTTGAGTGTGAGTTCATTGGATCCGTTGATACGCTAATATCTCCAATGGCGTTAAGGGCTATGGAATATAGAGAGCCAATTACAAAAAATAAAGGATTAGATATTTTTACAGACCCAGAAGATGACCACACATACGTTTTGACAGCTGACGTTGCTCGTGGTGTTGGAAAAGACTACTCTGCTTTCGTGGTATTTGATACTACAACTTTCCCATATGCGGTGGTTGCGAAGTATAGGGACAACGAAATCAAACCTATGGTATTCCCAAGTATTATTGAGAGAGTTGCTAAATCTTATAATAAAGCTCACGTTCTCATCGAAGTTAATGATATTGGTGATCAAGTTGCTTCTATTTTGAACTATGACTTGGAATATCCCAACGTAATGATGTGTGCGATGCGTGGAAGGGCAGGACAGCAGCTTGGAGCGGGCTTCAGCGGCTCTAAAACACAATTAGGCGTAAAGATGAGCGTAGCCACGAAGAAGCTCGGGTGCTCTAATCTGAAGGCTCTGGTGGAGGAAAAGAAATTAGAGTTCTGTGATTTTAATATTGTTCAGGAACTTACTACATTTATTGCTAGGAATAACTCATTTGCGGCTGAAGATGGCTGTAATGATGACCTTGCTATGTGTATGGTTATTTTTGCCTGGTGTGTTGCCCAAGATTACTTTAGGGAAATGACCGACAATGATGTCCGTAAAGAAATATATAATGATAAGGAAAACCAAATTGAACAAGATATGGCACCATTTGGGTTCATTAGTTCTATGGATGATAATGATAGTTTTGTTGATGCTCAAGGGGAAAGGTGGAACACCGTTGATGAGTATGGGAGTATGAGTTATATGTGGGACTATAGCTAGAAAAGGGGGGTCTAAATGTGTTTTTTTATAAATATTTTTAGATTATTTCGGACTTTCATAGGGAGACCCCAAAGATGCCTGTAAACTTAGCATCGCCCGGTGTTTTAGTCAGAGAAGTTGACCTAACTCTAGGTCAAGTACAAACTTCATCTGATAAAACCGGCGCAATTGTTGCCCCCTTCGCCAGGGGACCTGTTGATGAGCCTGTATTAATTGCCAGCGAAAATGAACTACTTGATGTTTTCGGTCAACCATCTTCTACTGATAGGCAGTATGAAGGTTGGCTAACAATTGCGTCATACCTTTCATATGGTGGTATTATGCAGGTTGTGCGTTCTGACAACGCAAAAATTGAAAATAGCTACGCAGGTGTAGCTACAACTGATATTAAAATTAAGAGTCTAGAAGATTATGAGGCTCTTGGATATGATGAAAATACGATACCTGGATACACCGTCGTTGCTAGAAACCCAGGTTCTTGGGCTAACGGTGTAAAAGTTGCTTTTATTGATGGTAGAGCAGATCAGACTTTTACTGGAATTTCTACTCTCAATGGAGCCACACTACTTCAAGGTCAAGGAGTTACTCAACAAATTAGTAAAGTTGCTGCAGGCGCAGGAACAACTAGCTTGGTTGATGGTGAGCTTAAGGGTATTATCACTGGCATAACCTCAACAGCCACCGACTACAGCTTAGAAGTAAAAATTCTATCATTTACTCCGACAGGTGGATCAGAGATAGAAGTTGAGTATCAGCAAGGTGGTACTTGGTCTTATGTTGGTAGCGATTTTACTATCCGCGATCAAGTAGGTGTTGTTACTACTCTTAGTAACACAATCATTCCAAGAGATTGGTTTGATGATCAGACCGTCTCATTGCAGAGTGGAAGAGTAGAACTTCCCTGGAACACACTAACAAATCGTCCCACCACAACAGAGTATGCACGTAGTCGCAACTCTCGTTTCGATGAGATGCATATTGTCATCTTTGATGCTACTGGAGAAGTAACTGGAAACGCGGGAACTATTCTAGAGAAGAGCATCGGTATTTCTAAAGGTAGAGACGCAGAATTCTCTGTAGGCACTCCTTCTTATTGGAGAAAGTTCCTAGTAAACACATCCCGTTATATCTTCGGCGGATCTCAACCTGCACAAACTGTACCTACTGCTTTCGTTGATGGTACATTCATCCCTGATGTTGGTGGTGCTTGGGATAGCCAAGTTCGTAACACCAAGTTCCTTAGCTGTGGAAATCTACAACTAATCCTAGAGAACGGCAAAAACTACGATGGGGGAATTGATATTGAGCAAGTTGGAGCACTACAAGTTAGTGTTGGTGACATTGCGGTAGGATATGACAACTTTGAGTCTAATGACGAAACCAATGTTGACTTCCTACTAATGGGTTCAGCCGCATATGGCGAAGCCGAAGCACAGTCACTAGCAAATAAGCTTGTTTCTATCGCCGAGCAACGCAAAGATGCAATGGCTTTCATTAGCCCATATCGCTCTTCTCAAATTACAGATAGCTCCGCTGGAGCTCAAGTGAGTATTGATTCTGAAATTATTACTAGTAATATAATCAGTTTCTATAGTACAGTTGCTTCATCATCATTCGTTGTATTCGACACTGGATACAAGTACATGTATGATCGTTTCGCAGACAAGTTCCGTTATGTTCCTCTTAATGGAGACATCGCTGGATGCTGTGCTCGTACTGACCAGATTGCGTTCCCTTGGTTCTCTCCTGCTGGTACAACTCGTGGCGCTATCCTCAATGGAACCCGCTTAGCATACAACCCAACCCAAATTCAACGTGACAGATTATACTCTGCTCGCATTAACCCAGTAATTTTCTCCAATGATGTTGGTGGTATCACCCTATTCGGTGATAAGACTGGACTAGCAAATAGCTCCTCATTTGATAGAATCAACGTTCGCCGTTTGTTCATCTACATTGAAGATGCTATCTCTGCTGCTGCTAACAACCAGCTATTTGAATTCAACGATGAGGTCACACGTACCAACTTCGTTAATACGGTTGAGCCATTCCTTCGCGATATTAAGTCGAAGCGTGGAATTACAGACTTCCTAGTGGTTTGTGATGAAACAAACAACACTCCTGCGGTTGTAGATCGTAATGAGTTTGTTGCTGACATCTTTGTCAAGCCTACACGTTCAATTAACTTCATCGGTCTAACCTTCGTTGCTACTCGCACGGGTGTTAGTTTTGAAGAAATTGTTGGCACTGTTTAATTATTACTACCTAACTAAAAGGAGAATCCCAAATGGCAAGTACAAGAGTTCAGGTAGAATCCCCAGTATTGAGGACTATCAGCGACTTTAAAGCAAAAATGACTGGTGGCGGTGCTCGCCCCAATCTATTTGAAGTTGTTCTACAATTCCCACTCTCGGCACCTACCGATACAGATACACTACAGAAGTCACGCTTCCTAGTTAAGGCAGCGGCACTTCCCGCTTCAAACATCACCCCTATTGATGTCCCCTTCCGTGGTCGTACATTGAAGATTGCTGGCGACAGAACCTTCGACACCTGGACAATCACCGTCCTAAATGACACCGACTTCGCAATCCGCTCCGCAATGGAGAACTGGATGAACACGATGAATCGCATGGAAGACGCTACAGGTACACAGGATCCCGCAGAGTATCAATCTGATGCTTATGTCTATCAGCTAGACCGCGACGGTTCTACTCTACGCACCTATCGCTTCCACGATGTGTTCCCAACAAACATCTCAACCATCGAACTTAACTACGATACTATTGATACCATTCAAGAGTTCACCGTAGAGATGCAAGTTCAGTGGTGGGAAGCCATTAAGGGCATTGGACCCAACGCAGGTGGTCAGGACATCTTCTGATTCACTCACAATTATCAAACGGGATCCCGAAAGGGGTCCTTTTTTTATGCGCTAAATATAAGTGTAAGACGGTATACACCCAATTTTTATTATTATGGGAAAGCTATTTGGTTTTTCAATTGAAGATACTGATGTCCAACGTCCTGGATCTATCAGCCCCGTTCCAGATAACAACTCTGATGGGGTTGAATATTTTGCTTCCGGTGGTTTTGGGGGATCATATGTTGATATTGAGGGTGTCTATAGGACAGAATATGAATTAATTCGCCGCTATAGAGAGATGGCATTATATCCAGAAGTGGATAGTGCTATTGAAGACATTGTTAATGAAGCAATCGTCAGTGATCTATATGAATCACCTGTTCAGGTTGAATTGAGCAATGTCAATGCTAGCGATAAAGTAAAAAATATTATACGTGAGGAGTTTAAGTACATCAAAGAACTATTGGACTTTGATAAGCGATCCCACGAAATTTTTCGTAATTGGTACATTGATGGGAGAATGCATTTTCTCAAGGTTATTGACTTTGAGAAGCCACAAGATGGGATTATGGATTTGCGTTATGTTGATCCTATGAAGATCAAGTTTGTTCGCAAACTTAGTGATAAAGCAGCAACTAACGAGTTGGCTTCCCAAGTCCTAACCAAAAATAATATTGGTGGTCGAAATCCATTAGGGCGTAATAATATTTTCAGTCAAGATATTGATGAGTATTATGTTTATACACCTGGAGCTAATACCATAACAGGTTATGGGAGTGGTTCAACCTCATCCATAAAAATTGCTAAAGATTCTATTGCTTACTGCAATTCGGGTCTGGTCAATAGAAATGATCAAACAGTTCTATCTTGGTTACATAAAGCAATTAAAGCAGTAAATCAGCTAAAAATGATTGAGGATGCGATTGTAATCTATCGTTTATCTCGCGCACCAGAACGTCGTATTTTTTATATTGATGTAGGTAACTTGCCGAAAGTAAAGGCAGAACAATATCTACAGCAAGTAATGAGTCGTTATAGGAATAAACTAACTTATAACGCACAGACTGGTGAGATGAAGAATGATAAGAAAGTGATGTCAATGTTGGAAGATTTCTGGCTCCCTCGCCGTGAAGGTGGTCGTGGAACAGAAATTTCAACTCTACCTGGGGGTCAAAACCTAGGTGAGATCACTGACCTAGAGTATTTCCGTAACAAATTATACGCAGCTCTTGGAGTTCCTGCTTCACGCCAACCAGGCGGTAATGAAGGTTTCAATATGGGACGTTCTAGTGAGATTTTACGAGACGAGGTAAAATTTTCCAAGTTCGTTGCTCGCCTTCGCAAGCGTTTTGCTGGTTTATTCAGTGATATACTAAAAACTCAACTTATCCTAAAAAATGTTATTACCCCAGATGATTGGGAAGGTATCAAGGATAATATTCAGTATGATTTCCTATATGACAATCACTTTGCTGAACTAAAAGAAACAGAACTCTTCCAAGAGCGTCTAAATCTATTAGCTCAAGCAGAACCTTATATTGGTAAGTATTATTCACAAGAATTTGTCCGCAATAAAATTCTTCGCCAGACTGATGGTGAGATGCAAGAGCAAGATAAACTCATTGAAAAAGAGATTGCTGATGGTACTATCCCAGATCCATCAACTCTAGATCCAATCACAGGTGAGCCACTACCTGCTGCTAGCGGAGAACCTATGGCTGATGAAGGAGCAGCTACTATGGATCAAACTGCAATTGATGGTGCCGCTGGTATTGTACCTACAGATCCAAACGTAATTCTAAAACCTAAATCAGGTGAAGGTGAATTTTAATCTTACTAAATAACTTTAACTTGGTTTTTTTTATTATGTCCTCAAACATTATTGATGCTATTGCATCAGGCTCTTCGCCTTCTGAAGTAACCCAAGAAATCAAAGATATTCTTTTCGCAAAAAGTAGTGAAAGAATTGATGATTTCCGTCAAGTCGCTGCCTCTAACCTATTTCAAGGTGAAGAGGGAGGTGAAGATCAAGGCTGATCTTGTCAGCAATTACACATAACTAGAGAAAGCACTACTAAGATGAAACTAATTACAGAAGAAATTAACTCAGTTGAGTTTATCGTTGAGGAAATTAACGGTAAAAAATCTATGTTCATCGAGGGTATTTTCCTTCAAGGCAACCAAAAGAACCGCAATGGTCGTGTCTATAAGACCGATACTTTAGCACGTGAAGTTGGTCGCTATAACGAACAGTATGTAAATAATGGTCGTGCTCTAGGAGAACTGGGTCATCCTGACGGACCTACTGTAAACCTAGACCGTGTTTCACATAAAATTATTTCACTTACTCAAGAAGGAAATAACTTTATCGGTAAAGCAAAGCTACTTGAAACCCCTATGGGCAAGATTGCCAAAAGCTTGGTCGGTGAAGGTGTAACCTTAGGTGTTTCTTCTCGTGGTATTGGTTCATTAACCGAGACTAAAGAAGGTTACAAGTTAGTTGGAGAAGACTTTATGCTCTCCACTGCTGCTGATATTGTAGCTGATCCTAGTGCCCCTGATGCTTTTGTCCAGGGAATTATGGAAGGAAAAGAGTGGGTTATGTGTGGAGGAATCCTAAAAGAGCAGCAAGTAGAGGACGCTAGGTCTACTATAAATAAACTAGTGACATCAAGAGAATTACAGGAAAAGAAATTAAATCTTTTCACTGATTTTTTCTTCAGTCTATAAATCTTATAAATAACTATAGATTTATACTGTTAAATCAATTTACTCGTCGGTAGCAACTAATTTTTACAAGACATGGAAAACGTAGTAACGAAAGGTGCTAAGGCTGCTGAACCAATGGAAAAGGTTCCGACCAGCGTAGTTCCCGGACAAACAATCGAAGATCTCGGTGGTCCAACCCCCGAGAACTATACTAATGAGCCAGATGGTCCTGCCAAGCTCAGAGATGCCTCTTTACCCCTTAAGCAAGTTAGGGATGTGGTAAATAAAGGCGCTAAACCAGCTCAAGGTATGGAAAAGGTAGACGCTGACGTAGTTCCCGGAAGCAATTCTGGTGGTACTACTGATGCTCACCCCGCCGGTTCACAAGCCGAAAAAGTACCCGCTTCTGTAGTTCCCGGTCAAACCCGCAAGGAAGAGATCGAGACTGAAGGTGAAGTTGTAGAAGAAATCACTTCTAGTGATATCGCTATGGCTGAACTAGATATTGAAGAAGACGTTAATGCACTTCTAAGTGGCGAAGAACTCTCTGAAGAGTTCCAGAGCAAAGCTCGCGTCATCTTTGAAGCTGCCATCCGTAACAAGGTTGCTATTGTCAAAGAAGATCTACAGGATGCATATGAAGAGAAGCTAACTGAAGAGCTAGCTACTATTCGCACCAGCCTAAGTGAGCGTGTAGACGCTTACCTAGAGTACGTAGCTGACGAGTGGATGGCTGAAAATGCCATTGCCGTCGAACATGGTCTACGCACCGAAATGACTGAAAGCTTCCTCCAGGGAATGCATTCACTCTTCTCAGAGCATTATGTCTCTGTACCTGAAGAGCGTTTCGATGTTGTTGAGTCCATGGTTGAAAGACTTGATGAAATGGAATCAAACCTCAATGAGCAGATTGAGCGTAATGTAGCTCTTAACAGCCGCCTAAGTGGTGCTGTTTCTGAGACCATTCTCGCCGATGTATCTGAAGGTCTCGCTGAGACCCAAAAAGATAAGCTCGCAGCTTTGGCTGAGAACGTTGAGTTTGATAGTGAAACAGGTTATCGCGAAAAACTAGAGTCACTAAAAGAGAGCTATTTCTCTTTGAGCACTGCTAGTGTGACCGCAAGAAACAGCGTCGAGGATCTAACTGAATCAGTTGGTACTTATGAAGCAGCACCTGAGTTATCCGCTCAAATGGCTTCACTAGTAGAACAGCTCGACAGATTTTCTAAGTGATTTTTAAATTATTAAGATCAAACTAACAATTCTTTACCAAATAAAGGTTTTAACTAATGTATAACAATGCTAACGCAGAACAGCTCATGGAGAAGTGGGCTCCTGTTCTAGAGCACGGAGAAGGTATTCAGGACGCTCACAAGCGTGCAGTAACCGCACAACTCCTAGAGAACCAAGCAATCGCCCTTCAAGAAGAGCGTAGCTTCCTCTCCGAAAATCCAATCACAACCCAGTCAAATAACCCACTCGCGCCTCCTGGCGCTGGTGCAGATACTGCAGGTTTCTCTGGTAACGCAAACGCTAGTGGCGCTGTTGCTGGTTTCGATCCAGTACTAGTCAGCCTAATCCGTCGTTCAATGCCTAACCTAATGGCATATGACATCTGCGGCGTTCAGCCAATGAACGGTCCTACAGGTCTAATCTTCGCAATGCGTTCACGCTACGAAGGTCAAGCTGGTCCTGAAGCCTTCTACGATGAAGCAAACTCTGCCTACTCTGGTCAGCCTTCTAACCTCCAGGGTAAGTACAACGCAGGCGATGAAGGTCCTGCTGTTGGTCTAGGAACCACTTCACAGAGTGGATCTAACCCAGCAATCCTTAACCCCCTACCCGGCGATCAAGTCGGTTACAACGTGGGTCAGGGCATGGCTACAAACGAAGCTGAAGCACTTGGAACCGATGGTGGTCCTGCTTTCCGCGAAATGGGTTTCTCAATCGAGAAGCTAACTGTTACTGCTAAGAGTCGCGCACTCAAGGCTCAGTACAGCATGGAGCTAGCACAAGACCTTAAGGCTATCCACGGTCTAAATGCTGAAGCTGAACTAGCTAATATCCTCTCTTCAGAGATCTTGGCTGAAATCAACAGAGAAGTCATCCGTACAGTATACAAAACTGCTGTTCCTGGTGCTCAAGCTAACGTTGCTCAAGCTGGCGTATTTGACCTTGACGTTGACTCCAACGGTCGTTGGTCTGTTGAGAAGTTCAAAGGACTTATCTTCCAAATCGAAAGAGACGCTAACGCAATCGCCGAGCAGACACGTCGTGGGAAGGGCAATATCATCATCTGTTCTGCAGACGTTGCTTCCGCTCTAACAATGGCTGGTGTACTTGATTACACCCCTGCTCTTAACGCCAACCTTAACGTTGACGACACAGGCAACCTATTCGCTGGTGTTCTACAAGGTAAGTACAAGGTCTATATCGATCCTTATGCTGCTAACGTTTCCTCACAGCAGTACTACGTTATGGGCTACAAAGGTAGTTCACCTTATGACGCAGGACTCTTCTACTGCCCTTACGTGCCTCTCCAGATGGTTCGTGCAGTTGGTCAGGACAGCTTCCAGCCTCGTATCGGCTTTAAGACCCGCTACGGCATGGTCGCTAACCCCTTCGCAGAAGGACTTGATCAAGGTCTAGGTCGTCTCGCTGTTAACACGAACGTCTACTACCGCCGTGTACAGGTCAAGAACCTAATGTGATTTGAACTCCGACGAGTTAATCTTCACAGTAATAAGGGGGCTCCGAAAGGGGCTCCTTTTTTATGCCTCTAAATAGTACACGGTCTATTATATCATTTGCCTGTGTCTGACATTTATTATAAGCAGCTAGAGAATAGAAATTACATGAGTCCTCTTGGATTTGATTTTTCTATTGCTAGGTTTCCCAAAGTAAGTTTCTTTGCGAATACTGCTGCATTGCCTCAAATTAGCTTAGGTATTGCGAATCAATCAAATTACTTAAAGGCATTAGCTCAACCAGGAGATAGAGTTGAGTATGGTGAGTTACCTATACAGTTCCTCATTGATGAGGATATGATAAATTACACTTTAATACATAATTGGATTACTGGTTTAGGTTTCCCAGAATCTTGTGAGCAGTTTTTAGACATCACTACCGGTAGAGATGGGGGTAGGGATATGGAGTTGCAGTATAGTGATGCATCACTCCAAATACTCAATAGCAATTACAATGTAATTGCCCAAATTAAATTTTGGGACATATTTCCAACCTCATTATCTTCTATGGACTTTACTGCCACAGATACTGATGTTAATTACTTTACCGCCAATGCTACATTTGCATTTACATATATGCAAATATTAGGCAAAAATGGTAAAGTTTTGTCACCTGATTATGTTGATTCTCCAAGGTTTTAATGAATTTAGAAAAAATCCAAGAAATGTGGGAAGCAGATTCTAAGATTGATATAGATAATCTTCATGACGAATCTCTAAAAATACCACAGCTACACCAAAAGTATTACACACTGTATACTACAATTAAATTATTAAGAACTAAATGTAATGACACCCTAGCAAAAACTAGGTTAGAGAGGTACAACTACTACAGTGGTAAGGCGCCAGCAGAAGTGTATGTTGAAGAACCTTTTCCATACAAAATAAGGGATAAGGAATCAATGTCTATGCATTTGAATGCCGATGATAAGCTAGCAAAAATCAAGCTTAAAATGGATTACTATGATGTGATGATTTCTTTCTTGGAAGATATTCTAAAAATGATTCATAATAGAGGATATCAAGTTAAAAATAGTATCGACTTTCTAAAATTTCAATCAGGGATGGGTTTCTAATGGATTACTTCAATAAGTTCAGAAATGACTTCAGACATAAAGACGTAAAAGATTACACACTAATAGATAAAATTTTTGTAAAGTGGCTTATGTTTTTAGGGGGCTTTTGGACCTTCTATTTTTATTTATTTTTATTTATTCATAATGGATACTGGGTAACAGATACGACGGATCCAGAAAACCCAGTGAAAGTGTGGAAGAAAAATCTAGACGAAAGTGATCCTAAATGGCAGGATGATAATTACAACTCATATGAACGAGAATGGTGGATTCAATTCGATTATCTAACAGGATCTTATAATAATGGATAATATACCAGACTATACAGTAGATCTTACGATTGAAGACATTAGGCTCATGCATCAATGCATTGAGTATCGTATTAAGTATTGGGAAGGATCCCCAGCAAGACCCCCAGAGGAGCAAGAGCAGCTATGGAAGGTTAGAGATTCTCTCTATGCAATGATGCTTGACTACACCTTTCACAATTTTTAACCTTATATGAACAGCGACTAAATAAGTTTAGCTGATGTTTTTCTAATGACCGACTTGATTATCAGCAAGAAGAACGAGGTGTTTCTTCAAATTGATTGTGAACCACATATTCAATATGAGCTGCGTGACGCTTTCTCATTTGAAGTTCCAGGGGCAAAGTTTCATCCATCATTCCGCAAAAGACATTGGGATGGAACGATTAATTTATTTTCTCCTCAAACTAAACAGATCTATGTTGGGTTGCTAGATCGTGTTATTGCTTTTTGTGATCAGTATGGTTACACATATGAATTCAGGGACAATAAGTTTTATGGCTTACCCTATGAAGAAAATGAAGAGATCTCACCTATGGGTGTTACTGATTGGGTTAAATCCATTACTTCATATAAGCCCAGAGATTATCAGCTCCACGGGATCTATACCGCTCTCAAATCAAATAGGAAACTTATCGTTTCTCCAACTGCGTCTGGTAAATCTCTAATGATCTATGCCCTAGTGGCATACTATGCTCAACGCAATGAGAACATTCTTATTGTAGTCCCTACTACATCTCTTGTAGAACAGATGTATAAAGATTTTGAGGATTATGGATTTGACGTAGGTTCTTACTGTCATAAAATTTATGGTGGTAAGGAGTTACATAGTGATAAGCAAGTTACTATTACTACTTGGCAGTCTGTCTACAAATTACCTAAACCATTTTTTCAAAAGTTTAATGTGGTTATTGGTGATGAAGCACATAACTTTAAATCAAAAAGTCTAGTCAGCATTATGACTAAGCTATGTGACGCAAAGTATCGTTTTGGTTTCACAGGTACTCTTGATGGCACCCAAACAAATAAGCTTGTACTGGAAGGACTATTTGGTCCAGCATATAACACCATTAGAACAAAGGAGCTAATGGAAGCTGGTCACGTAGCTAAACTTGATATTAAAGTTTTATTATTAAAACATGATGAGCAAAAGTTTAATAAGTATGAGGATGAGATTCAATATCTCATTAGTCACGAGAAAAGAAACAAATTTATCAGCAATCTAGCATTGGGCATTACAGGAAATACGTTGGTTTTGTTTACAAGAGTAGAAAATCACGGAAAAATACTTAATGATCTTATAAATAGTAAGAAGGAAGAGGGGCGCCACGTATTCTTTGTACATGGCGGCGTTGATGTAGAAGAAAGAGAACAAGTACGCGAAATCACAGAAAGGGAAGATAATGCGATTATTATCGCTTCCTATGGTGTATTCAGTACTGGAATTAACATAAAAAATCTACATAATGTTATATTTGCTTCCCCGTCAAAATCACGTATCAGAAATTTACAAAGTATAGGTCGTGTACTTAGGAAAGGGTCTAACAAATCAAAAGCTATGCTATATGATATAGCTGACGATACAACGAAAAATAGTAATAAAAATTACACACTTAATCATTTGATTGAGCGTATTAAGACATATAATGAAGAAAAATTCAATTATGACATAATAAACATTAATCTAAGGTAAACCCAATGGGCGACAAAATAGCAGCTATTAAGTTAGTATCTGGTGAAGAAATTGTATGCACACTAGTAAAATTAGAAGATGACAGTGGATACACTGTTCTTTCTTTTAAGGATCCAGTAAGAGTTGTGTTACGGGATAGAAGAAAACCTAAAAAATATGCATTAGAACCTTGGTTATGCATTAAAAATGATACATTACACGTTATAGATATTACTAAAATACTAACGGTATATAAAATTAGTGATGTTGATATATTAAATGATTATTCAACATTCTTTAAAAGAAAACTTAAATTATATTCTAAACCAGAAAGATATAGTAACTCTAGTTCTAAAATTGGTTACGTTGGTAATGTAAATGAAGTTAAGACTACTCTAGAAAAACTCTATAAAGATATAGATTCATATGAAAAACCTTAAAGACTCTTAAGTACTTAAAGTGACTTATCACCCCCGACAAGGCTGATTGTACTCCATTTTGAGACCCTTGTCAAGTCTTTAAGCAATTACATGTATTCTGTGCTATAATGTACCTAAAGCAGTAGAAGTGCTATGCCTAAAGCGAAAACAGAACATTACGTTAATAATAGAGACTTTCTTGATGCTCTCATTGAGTACCGAGAGAGCGTAGCTGAAGCTGCTGCTAAAGATCTTCCCAAACCACGAATTACCAATTACATTGGATCTTGCTTTCTCAAGATTGCTACCCATCTCAGCTATAAGTCCAACTTCGTAAACTATATGTACCGCGAGGATATGATCTCCGATGGTATTGAGAACTGCGTACAGTACATTCATAACTTTGACCCAGCTAAGTCAAAGAACCCATTCGCATACTTCACTCAAATTAGTTACTTTGCATTCCTACGCCGTATTCAGAGAGAGAAGAGACAGCTTGATATTAAAACTAAGATTGTAGAGAAGAGTGGATTTGAAGCCCTAATGACTTCTGATGCTAATCTAACCAACGAATATCGTAACGATTACAACGCAATCAAAGAAAACATCATTACCAAGCTTAACTCATGAGTTTAGTTGCTATTATTACGGATACACATTTTGGGGCACGTAAAGGTGCTGACTATCTACACGCCCATTTTGAGAAGTTCTACTCAGAAGTATTCTTCCCTACACTAAAAGCTCGTGGTGTAAAGACTATCCTTCACTTGGGTGATGCTTTTGATAGTAGAAAATCTATTGAATACAATTCCTTACAGTGGACCAAGCGTGTAGTCTTTGATCCAATGAAAGACTTTGACGTTCATATGGTTGTAGGAAACCACGACTGTTATTTCAAGTCAACGAATAGGACCAACTCCCCTGATCTTCTTCTACAAGATTATGGGAATGTAAAAACCTACTCAGATCCCACTGAAATTACAGTAGATGGCGAAAAGATTCTAATGTTGCCTTGGATATGTGACGAGAATCTTACTAGAACCAAGGAAATGATTACCAATAGTGAAGCAAAGTATGCTATGGGTCATCTAGAACTCGGTGGTTTTGAGGCATATCGCGGTCATAAGTTTGAGGATGATAAGGGGCTAGTAAAGCCTTCTGAGTTTAGTAAGTTTGAAAAAGTTTTATCAGGTCACTTCCATACACGTTCTGATGACGGTAAGATCTTTTATATGGGTAATCCCTATGAGATGTATTGGAATGATGTTAATGATACTCGTGGTTTTGTTCTATTTGATACCGAGACAGGTGAGATTGAGTATGTAAACAATCCAAACACACTATTCTCAATCGTATATTATGAAGATACAAAGCATCAATTATTCAATGCTACCGCATACCGGGGTAAGATTGTTAAGGTTGTTGTTCGTAAGAAGACCAAACAGAAAGACTTTGATAAGTTCCTAGACAAGCTATTCAACGTTGGTCTGATTGATATGAAGGTCGTTGAGAACTTCAACGTACAAGAAACAGAGGACTTTGATGCTAGTGATGCTGAAGAGAATACCTTATCAATCTTAAACCGTTATGTTGATGAAGCTGACTTTGATGAGAGCTCACTGGATAAGAATTCTATTAAATCACTATTATCTGAAATTTATATGGAAGCCTGTGAAGTATGAAACCAGACGATCAGCAATGTTACTTACTAACAATAAAAAACTCTGAAGGAGAGACTCACATTTATTCTTTAAGGGATGAAGGTGTAGAACCAGAAATTTTAATATTTGAGAATGAGGATGATGCTGAAAGATATGTCCAAATGTTGGAGCGGGATGAAGAGTATCTAGTAGGAGATACGCTGAAGATGGTTGTTTCTGAAGTCAACTTTAACAATGTTCTTGAAATATTAAAAGTTAAAGATCGTAGGTACATATTGGTAAAGATAGACGAACTTTTTATTCCTCCTCCAACAGATCAATAAATCTGTGCTATAATGGAGCTAATAATGTTAGTATCCTGTGTTAGTTTTCCAAAAGCTTCGCTATAAGAACTTTCTCTCCTCTGGGGATTCATTCACTGAGATTGATTTTCTAGCAAATAATACAAATCTAATTATCGGTAGCAATGGCTCTGGTAAGTCAACCATCCTGGATGCTTTGACTTTTGTATTGTTTAACAAGCCATTTCGTAAGATTAACAAACCCCAGTTGGTAAATAGTGTAACTGAAAAAAATTGTCTTGTAGAGATTGAGTTTAATAACAACAACCGCCAGTATTTAGTTAGACGTGGTATTAAGCCCAACGTATTTGATATTGAAGTTGATGGAAAGCTTCTTGAAAAAAGGGGTGATGACCGAGATAATCAAGTCACACTAGAAGAGAACATTCTTAAAGTTAATTATAAGTCCTTTACCCAAATTGTTATCCTTGGTAGTTCTACTTTTGTTCCTTTTATGCAGCTATCTGCTGCTCACCGTCGTGAGGTTATTGAAGATCTTCTAGACATCCGTGTCTTTAGCTCAATGTCATCTATTGTCAAGGACCGTGTTCGTACTGTCCGCGATCAATTAAAGATTCTTGAGTTGAAGAAGTCTTCTCTTAAAGAGAAAGGTCAAATGCAAGCCAAGTTCATTGATGATATCACAAAAAGTGGTGAGGCAAATATCAATAAAAAGAATGAGTCTGTTAAGCGGCATTTACTTGATCAGCAACAACTACAGGAAGCTAATATTGATGTTCTAGGTAAGATTGATCATCTTAATGCCGAGTTAGAAGAGCTAAAGGGAGCTGGAGATAAGCTTCGTGAGCTTGGTGGGCTTAAAGGTAAAATTCAGCAAAAGATTACCACCCTGTCCAAAAACCATAAGTTCTTTAATGATAATAAAACTTGCCCCACTTGTACCCAGGATATTGATGAGAATCTACGCCAAACTAAACTAACTGAGCTTGGTGTAGATGCTAAAAAATTAAAAGGTGGATATCAAGAATTAGAAGCTGCTATTGAAAAAGAAGAAAATAGAGAGTCTAATTTTAATGATATATCTGCTGAAGTTTTGGAGCTTAACAAAAAATTGGCTTCAAGTAATTCTGATATTTCTAATATCAATAAGACTATTACTAACTTACATTCTGAAATATCAACAATTAGGGAGTCTATTGATAATCAAGCTGAATCTAAAGAGAACTTAAACTCCATTATTAAAAATCTGAAGAGTAGCGTTGATGAGATATCTAATTTGAAAGTTGAGATGGAGAAGCATCAGTTTGTGAATGAGCTACTTAAGGATGGTGGAGTTAAGACCAGTATCATTAAGAAGTATATCCCACTTATTAACAAGCACGTCAATAAGTACCTTCAGATGATGGAGTTCTACATTAACTTCAATCTAGATGAGGAGTTCAACGAAACTGTTGTATCACCTATCCACGAACGTTTCTCATACGCTTCATTTTCCGAGGGTGAGAAAATGCGTATTGACCTTTCACTTCTATTCACTTGGAGAGAAGTTGCTAGAGTCCGCAATTCCATTAATACAAATCTCCTTATTATGGATGAGGTATTCGACAGCTCACTTGATGGATTTGGTACAGAAGAGTTCCTTAAGATCATCCGTTACGTTGTTAAAGATGCTAATATTTTTATCATCAGCCATAAGACAGAGCTATACGAACGCTTTGATTCTGTTCTTAAGTTTGAAAAAGAGAGGGGATTTTCAAAACTAAATAAAAAATAGATTGACTATTCCCTTATGAAGTATATTAAAATTGCAATCTTTGCTGGTATCCTTTCTTTAGCTACTGGGGGATTTGACCACGGACAGCCACACCTATATGATGGTTCTGTTCCTCACGTTCATGGAAATGGTGTTGTTCACTTACATTAAAATATTAAATTGTTATGAGATCATTTGAAGATTACATTATCGAATACCCAAATGTTGTTAGTAAGGAGTTATGCGATGAGATAATTGATAGGTTTGAAGCTGATGAAAAAGTTAAACCTGGAAAGAGTGGTGCTGGTTTAACAAATTCAAAAATTTCCGATGATTTACTTATCACTGGTGATCCAAAATGGGATGACATTGATGATGTATTATACAAAGCATTTAATCCATATTTTACGAACTATATGGATTTACTTATTAAAGATGCTCATTATTCTGAACCTATGATGTTTCATGATCGTGGGTATCAGATTCAAAGAACTACTCCTGGTGGACACTACCACTGGCATGATGATGCGTCTAGTGAAGTTGTTCCTCTACGCAGTTTCATCCACAAAGAAACTGATTATGAAGTGGCATTTGTCAATAACAGAATATTCACTTATATTTTATATCTAAATGATAGGTCAGATCAATTGGATAATGGAAAAACTCAATTTTATAATTGTGGAGTAAGTAAAAATATTATTTCTGAACCTGGTAAGTTACTATTATTTCCTTCCAGTCAATTTTGGACACATAGAGGTGAAGAATTGACTAGTGGTGTTAAGTACTTACTCACTGGTTGGTGCTGTCGATATGGCACTTATAGGGTATGTAATGCTGGAGGTAATGATTTTACAGAAATTGCTGAACATATTTCTATGATGGAAAAGACAATTTAGTAACTGTCTACTGCCCCACCAAGGGGCTTTTTAATGCCCTATAATAATTTCATTGAAACGGATACGCTATGTCAGTCAACCTAGAAGTCAAAGGCACTCTTGCCCGTCTGCTCGCAACAGAAGACCTCTTGGTTGAGCACAAGAATGTAAGCACAGCTAGCTTCAACGTCCAGAGTCGTGTACTCACTCTCCCACGATGGGAGAAAGCATCTAATAATGTATTCAACCTCCTTATTGCACACGAAGTGGCTCACGCTCTCTTTACACCCAATGAGGATTGGAGAAAGAAGACTAAAGTTCCACAGGGCTTCGTCAACGTCACGGAAGATGTGCGCATTGAAGTATTGATGAAGAAGAAGTATGTGGGTCTACCCAAGACATTCTTCCGTGGATACCACGAACTCCATGACCAAGACTTCTTTGGTATTGCTGATGAAGATGTAGCAGCTATGAACATTGCTGACCGCGTAAACCTACACTTTAAGATCGGCAACTTCATTAAAGTTCCTTTCACATCTTCTGAAATGGTTGTTGTGGACCAATGTGCTGCAGCAGTCACCTTTGATGATGCTCTTGCAGCAGCAGAAGCCCTCTATGCCCTCCACGAGCAGCAGAAAGAGGAGCAGAAGCAAACTGGTGATGAAGATGCTAGTTCTTCTCCTGAAGGCACTGAAGAGCCACAGGGGAAGGATGGTGGTGAGGGTGAAGAGCCAGAAGAGGGACCATCCGATAGTGAAGGTGAATCAAGTGAGGGTGGTTCCCCCCAGGAGGAGGATGGTGAGAGTGATGAGCAGGGTGAAAGTATGGAGTCACGTGACGATGAAATTGGTGGTGGAGATACCGCAGGTAATCTTACTGATAATGTAAGTACAATGGAGAACTTCAATGAGAACCTTGAAGATATGGCTACAACTAATACGTATAATCAGCCCCTATATCTAACTTATCCATCATTCTCTGCAGCTAAGTATATTGCTTCTAACAAAGAAATACACGAATATATTAACTCTTCATTTGAGAGGCAGCGTGAATTTTTTTATAATACGAATCCTGAAAATGCTGATTACTTTATTAAGACATTATTTGGTGGATATGATAAGAATTTCAATGAATTTAAGCGCAACATCCAAAGTGAAGTCAACTATATGGTTAAGGAGTTTGAATGTAGGAAGTCAGCCTCTGCTTACTCTCGCTCTTCAACATCTAGGACTGGTGTATTAGATTGCACTAAACTTCACACATATAAGTACAACGAAGATATCTTTAAGAAGGTCACAACTCTACCTGAAGGTAAGAACCACGGTCTGGTATTTGTTCTAGATTGGTCTGGTTCTATGTGTCATATCTTGGAAGATACTATCAAGCAACTACTCTCTATCGTTATGTTCTGCGATAAAGTAAATATTCCATTTGAAGTCTATGCATTTACTAACGAGTGGAATCGCGATAATGCAAACTATTATACGAACAGTGATATTCCTAATGAGTTAGTTGTTGGTGATGAGTTTAGTATGATGAATATTCTTACTAGTACAGTCAACCGTAAGGAGTTGCTGCGCCAAATGGAAACTATTTTTATGATCGCATCTTCTTATACGACTAGGGGTGGAAATATTGTTCCTAGTAGAGTGGGTCTTTCTGGTACTCCTCTAAATGAAGCACTAATCACTTTACGTAAGATTCTTCCAGATTTCCAGCAACGTAATAATGTTGAGAAGGCACACGTAATGGTTCTCACTGATGGTGAAGCTAGTTGGACTAGGTATACCACTGAAATCGAGTCATATGATGGTCAAACTAAAATAAGTGTAGGGCGATTGGGTCACCAAAATGGATACCTTCGCAACCGAGTCACAGGGACTGTTCGTAAAATTGATAAGGAGAAGTTGTGTGGTGTCACCTCAACAATTCTGGAGGACTTACGTTTTGAGTTCCCCCAAACTACCTTCACTGGATTCCGTATCCTAGAAAAACGTGGTGGATGGTTCGTTCGCCAAGCAGTTGGATATGATGATGCACAAATTGCGAAGTGGAAGAAAGAAAAAACAATTGCTCTAACTAATGCTGGATATAACAAGTACTACATCGTGGATTCTGATACAGTCCAAGAGTCTGCTGAATTTGATGTGGATGAAGGAGCCACTAAAGCTAAAATTAAATCAGCGTTTAGTAAGTCACTAAAAAGCAAGAAGAATAACAAGAAGGTGTTGAGTGATTTCATCTCACTCATTGCATAATGTGTTATAATTAGAATACCCATATTAAAGATATGAATCAAGAATTACGTAACGCTATTCATAGTTTCTGTATCAATCAAAAAGATTTTTTTGAGTTGGAAACATATGCAGCTAGTATGCAAGGAAAGGGATGGGGAACAGCAACTATCTTTGCTGAAGTGGATTCTTGTGTATCTCTAGCAGAAAGTATACCAAATGTATTTGTTGATATTGGGGGAAATAAAGGTCTTTATACCGAAGAAGTTCTTAGAAGATTTCCTGAAACAGAGTGTCACATATTTGAGCCATCTTCTTCTAACGTACAAATACTAAAAGCTAAATTTGATTCACTTTCTAATGTCATTGTAAATGGAAAAGCATTATCTAATAAAGAAGATACACTTACACTTTACTCAAACGAACCTGGTTCTGGACTAGCTTCTCTCACCAAAAGAAATATTGATCATGTCAATATAAAAATGAACCTAGAAGAAACTGTGGAAGTCATTAGGTTTGATAATTATTGGGATGATAGGCATATTGATTATGTTAAAATTGATGTGGAGGGTCATGAGTTAGATGTTTTGGATGGTTTTGGTGCTCTCCTATCTAAAACAAAAATTATTCAGTTTGAATTCGGTGGTTGTAACATTGATACTAAGACTCATTATCGTGATTTCTGGTACTACTTTAAAGAACTAGGTTTCTCTATGTACCGAATTACACCATTTGGTCCATTTAAGTTAGATAGATATACTGAGTATGATGAGCATTACATGACAACAAACTTTATCGCAATAAACGAACAATGAAAAAAGTAGCAATTTTTGGTTCATCTAGAACTGATCCAGACAGCAAGCTCTATGATGCTGTAGAGCGTCTAGGAAAGCGCTGTGCTCAAACTGGTTGGATTGTAGTCACGGGTGGTGGACCAGGTACTATGGAAGCAGCAAACAAGGGTGCAGCGTCTGTTGACCTTACTAGGTCAGAAGCAGAAGCAATCTATTTACCATTTGAAGAGGCAGTCAACCAGTATGTTTATGACTTTACAAAACACGATGATTTCTTCACTAGACTGGATACTTTCTCAAATTGTGATGCCTTTATTGTTACCCCTGGTGGAATTGGTACTCTCCTAGAAATGGCTATGATCTATCAACTAATCCAAGTAAACCATATTGAACAGAAGCCAATAATTTGTGTTGGTAGAATGTGGAGAACTCTCAAAGATTGGTTAGAAGAAGAGATGGTTGAGAATGGTTTTCTATCTAATAAAGAGATGGATTATGTTCACTATGTTGACCGTTTTGGTGAAGCCACAGCACTATTGGAGCATTTAAACAAATGATTTATATTAGAAAATTGTTGGATCAAGAACAACTTTCACAGATACAATCTATGATGGATGGTGGTTTGTGGGTAAATGGAACCAACTCAACTGATCATACTGATTTGTCATTAAAAAATAATTCAGAGTTCTGTCGTAGTAATGAAAATATTGTAGAAATATCTAAAATAATTTTTGAAGCTTTAGACCATGATTATCCTTTTTTGGGAAAAGTCGCAGCTAAATCTACAAATGTGCCCATATATTCTAGAACTAATGTCGGAGGATTCTATAGACCACACCAAGATGCTCCTGAAGTAGGTCATTACAGTACTACTGTGTTTTTAAATAACCCCAATGAATATGATGGTGGATACTTAAGGATTTATGATCATGAAATTAGTGAACATAAACTAGATGCTGGTTATGCCGTTACATATAATACTGGATTTATTCACGAAGTAAGTGAAGTAACTAGGGGTAGGCGTGATGTTAGTGTATTCTGGACCCATAGTAAATTTCCTCCAGATTATATGACAGATATTTATAGCCATTTACATAGTTTAAGAAAACAATTAATGAGAACTGGAAGACCACCCTCAATAGAAGAAGCCATACAAAATCCTGAATTTATGGCTGAAACAATTCTTACAAATTTTCATCGAATGACAGAAACAGAATGGTAAGTGTCCACTGCCCCACTAAGGGGCTTTTTTATGCTCTATAATAATCACATGCAACACAAGTCAACTATGTTTCCACAGCAGACTGATTTAGAACAGAAAGTCCAAGAACTATGGGATGAGAAGAAGAAGAATGGAACCTTTGACGATAATGACTTTTTCTGGCAACAGGCGTTAGAGTTCCATGATCGTAAACGCGAATTCTCGGAAAGACTCTCTTATACCCAACAAGCTCAACACAAGAAAATAACAAGACTGTGGGTCATTACCCTTATCCTTATCGTTATGAGTTTTGCTGTCTATATTATTGGGCACTACCTAAACTGACCACTGCCCCACTATGGGGCTTTTTTATGCTTTATAATAATCACATACAACACAAGCCCACTATGCCTCGCCAACTCGCTATGACTACTCAAGAGATGCTGGATAACCTACGCTCTAATTTCAGTGAGGAGATTTCTGCTGCCGATGTTCGTGCATTCTGTGCTATTCAGGGTCTGACCTATCAGACAGTAACCCGCCGCCTAGAAGAATATAAGTCTGGTCGTGGTAAGTGGAATCTTAATATCTCCCAAGTAAAAGCAGAACTTGAGCACACAGTAGAAGCTCCTTCCGCTGTAAAAGCTACTCCTATGGTTGAGCAGAACCTTGTTCCAGAAAAAGACTCAACCTTTGTTCCTTTCGGCAACTTTGCTGATGTGAAGCAAGTTATTAGTTCTGGTTTGTTCTACCCAACATTCATTACTGGTCTCTCCGGTAACGGTAAGACTTTTAGTGTAGAGCAAGCTTGCGCTCAACTAGGACGCGAGCTTATCCGTGTAAACATCACTATTGAAACTGATGAAGACGACCTTATTGGCGGTTTTCGCCTCGTTGATGGTGCCACTGTTTGGCATAACGGTCCCGTTATTGAGGCACTCCAACGTGGTGCAATCCTATTGCTTGACGAGATTGACCTGGCATCCAACAAAATCCTATGCTTGCAGAGCATTCTTGAGGGTAAAGGGATATTCCTTAAGAAGATTGGACAGTACATCACTCCAAGAGAGGGATTCAATGTTATCGCGACTGCGAATACAAAGGGTAAGGGATCAGATGACGGTCGTTTTATCGGCACCAACGTTCTGAATGAAGCCTTCCTTGAGCGTTTCCCAATCACCTTTGAGCAGTCATATCCTTCCGTAGCAATCGAAACCAAGATGCTCAAAGGATACGCCAAGACATTGGGTATTGACGATGCTACTTTCTGTAAGCGTCTTGCTGACTGGGGTGACATCATCCGTAAGACCTTCTATGATGGTGGTGTTGATGAGATCATCTCCACTCGCCGACTAGTCCATATCATCCGTGCTTACAGCATCTTTGGTGATAAGGCAAAAGCTATCAACATCTGCCTCAATCGCTTTGACGATGAGACACGCCAGTCCTTTATGGACCTTTACGGTGCCGTTGATAATGACGTTGACTTTGAGTCCAGTGAAGTAACTGCATCCTCAGTTGACCCATCTGAATTTTAATTGTGCTATAATATTGAGGTAATTTTATGACTAACTCCTGGGCTATGCTACACGAAGAGATGGAAGAGATGCGCAACCGTGGTTATGAAATGACCGCTGACGGATTCTGGGCGGGTAGAGAGCATTTCACTAGTGAAGAGCTAGGTGAAGTTGTTGTAACAGACACCGCAAAGGATATTACTTTCTGGAAGTATGATGAAGGCAAAATCCTTCGTGAGGTGGAAGCTTATCTATCCAGCACTTATAATGGTCATTATGTAGGTGAGGAGTCTAAAGTACAGACTCTTGACCTTATTGACTCTATTGGTGATGCTGAAGCATTCTGCCGATCCAATGCTATTAAGTATCTTTCTCGTTTTGGTAAGAAGGATGGTAAGAATCCAAAGGATCTCCTTAAGGTTATTCACTATGCTTTCCTTCTATATCACTTCTCAGATCTTCCATTTACTGAAGATGCTGTAGAAACATTTAGCCCAACTGGGCGATAGTGTGCTATAATCATTATACTCCATCAATAATCTTCAAAAATATCTATTTGTTATGAAACTATCTGACTCAACTATTTCAGTTCTTAAGAACTTCAGTTCCATCAACCAGAGCATCATTGTTGGTGAAGGCAACACCTTGAGAACTATTTCGGTTATGAAGAACATCCTTGCCGAAGCAACTGTTGAGGAGACCTTCCCTCGTACCTTTGCGATCTATGATCTCAATGAGTTCCTAAACGGTCTATCACTCCACGATGACTATACTCTTGATTTCTCCAACGACACCTATGTTGTTATCCGTGAAGGTCGCCGTCGTGTAAACTACCACTTCGCCGACCCAGAAGTCATCGTAGCACCCCCAGAAAAGCAACTTGTACTACCTTCACAGGATGTTTGCTTCCAGCTAGACCATTCACAGCTTCTACAGCTTGTTAAGGCAGCCAGCGTCTATAAGCTCCCTGACCTTTCTGTTGTTGGTGAAGAAGGAACCATTAGCTTGGTTGTACGCGATAAGAAGAATGATTCCTCTAATATCTTTTCTGTTGATGTTGGCGAGACCTCTGATGATTTCTGCTTTAATTTCAAGGTGGAAAACACAAACAAGATTCTCGCAGGCAACTATGATGTTGTGATCTCCCAGAAACTTCTAGCCCAGTTCACTGGACAGAAAAATAATGTGGAATACTTTATTGCCCTTGAACCAGATTCCAGCTTTGGTTGATGCAGAGAGCCTCCCGCAAGGGGGGCTTTTTTTATGATAAATATTTTTATATTCATAGAAAAAAAATGCAAGCCTTTATTCAACTTATACTAAAATTACTTGGTATTGTGAGGGATGATGTTCTACAAGATGATCCTCTCAGTAAAAATTTTGATTACGACTCCTATAACAAAAGACGACAATACTTAGAAGATAATTATATTGACCTTAAGGCTGATTTTCCCAAAACTGGAATACGAAGTACTATTTATAGATCAAAACCAGCTATTTTTTCTGAAAATGAAGTTGTTAAAATAGCAGAAAACATACTACATTTTCAAAATCCAGATGGTGGTTGGAGTAAAAAGGGCAACTATAGAAATAAATATAGCAAAAGCCAACTACAGAAAATATATGAGCAACCATCCAACTCAGACTATGAAAGGGATGGAAGTGATTTTGATAATGGCTGCACCTGGGGACATATTGAATATCTGTCTCGTGTATATGATCTAACCGCAGATGAAGTAATACTTGATGCTATAAAAAAAGCTCTGCGTTTTATTGTTAAGTCCCAGCATCCAAATGGCTCTTGGGAAAATAAAAATCATAGACATATTACTTATAATGATAATGTAATTCCTGGTGTTCTCAATCTACTCCTTTCAATTCAAAAAAATAAATATGGGAGATATACTTATCTAGAAGACATCTCAGAAGAATTGGATTTGGAAACAGTTTATAGGAAAGGTATTGATTGTATATTATCTACTCAGATTAAGCACGAAGGAAAAAAAGCTATTTGGGGTCAGCAACATGACCACGATACACTTGAACCAACCTGGGCTCGTAGTTATGAAATGCCTTCTTATGCTACTTCTGAGAGTGTGAAAGTAATAAATTTACTTAAAAATCATTTAGATTATTATCCAGAAGATAAAGAAGTTCGCGAGTCCTGGTTATCTGCTATTGAATTCATTTATAGTTTAAAATTGCCTGAGGGTCAGGGTGATCCTGATGGAGATGGTCAGTGGGCACGTTTCTATGAGTTGGATAGTCTAAAACCTATTTTTGCCAACAGGGAATATGATATTGTTTATAGCATTGAAGAGGTTAAGCGGGAACGTAGATATGGGTATAGTTGGTTCAATAATAGTGCGTATCAAATTATTGAGTAAAAATACTCCCCTTTGTGTGCTTGACGACACACAAACATTCTGTTATACTATATAAGTCAGGGAAGCGAAACAAAACTTTACGTTTCTTTGTACATCTTTACTTACTACGAGAATATAATATGACAGCTTCAATCGCAATGCGCGAGTCTTCCCCTTGGGAATCCTTCTGTGAGTGGGTCACATCCACCAATAACCGCCTCTATGTGGGCTGGTTTGGTGTGTTGATGGTTCCATGTTTACTCGCCGCAACAACCTGTTTCATCGTTGCGTTCATCGCAGCGCCCCCCGTAGACATTGACGGCATCCGTGAGCCAGTAGCTGGTTCTCTAATGTACGGTAACAACATCATCTCTGGTGCTGTTGTCCCGTCATCAAATGCAATTGGTCTACACTTCTATCCCATCTGGGAAGCTGCCTCACTAGATGAGTGGCTTTACAATGGCGGTCCTTTCCAACTAGTGGTATTCCACTTCCTTATTGGAATCTACGCCTATATGGGACGCGAATGGGAACTATCCTATCGTTTAGGTATGCGCCCCTGGATTATGGTCGCATACAGCGCACCAGTAGCAGCCGCATCTGCTGTCTTCCTAGTCTATCCTTTTGGACAAGGTTCTTTCTCTGATGCGATGCCTCTTGGAATCTCTGGAACATTCAACTATATGTTAGTCTTCCAGGCAGAACATAACATCTTGATGCACCCCTTCCATATGCTTGGAGTAGCTGGTGTCTTTGGTGGTTCATTGTTCAGCGCAATGCACGGTTCACTTGTTACATCTTCACTTGTAAGAGAGACAACTGAAACCGAATCACAGAACTACGGTTACAAGTTTGGACAAGAGGAAGAGACCTATAACATCGTGGCTGCTCATGGCTACTTTGGTCGCTTGATCTTCCAATATGCTTCATTCAACAACTCACGTTCACTTCACTTCTTCCTTGCCGCATGGCCGGTTGTAGGCATCTGGTTCACCGCTCTTGGTGTATCCACAATGGCATTCAACCTCAACGGCTTTAACTTCAATCAGTCAATCGTTGAGTCACAAGGTAAGGTAGTCAACACCTGGGCAGACGTTCTAAACCGCGCTGGTCTTGGTATGGAAGTCATGCATGAGCGCAACGCTCACAACTTCCCACTTGATTTAGCATCTACTGAGTCTACTCCTGTAGCTCTAGTTGCTCCTTCCATCGGTTGATATTGAATCAACTTCAACAGCCTCCCGCAAGGGGGGCTTTTTTATGACCTATAAAAAAATATAAATATTACTGTATACACAAACTTAATATCCCTTAATGGCTTTTCTACTACAAGATTTGGTCATTATTAACGATACTAGAGAGTTAATTGGTGTAAATACCGCAGGTATTACCACCGCCCTCTATGTTGGTGAAACTATACAATTAGACGCCCAGTCAGGCGTAATCACAGCAACAGAATTTGTAGGAAGCGGGGCGAGTTTAACCGATTTGCCCCCAGCTTCTTTTATTTCAACAGAAGCTCCTACAACTAGAGAAAATGGATCTCCTTTAGAAGAAGGGGACATTTATTATGACTCTAGTGTATTAAGGCAATTCACAAGATACGATAATGATGGCAGTCCAATTTGGGTTGATTCAAACCCAGCAGCTTCCGCTTCTATATTAAGCGTTAATGTTGGTGTTGATACAGCACTTATTGACCTTTCAACTGAAAAGTTAATATTTGAAGGCACTACTGATGAAGTAACTGTAGGGATAAACACCCTAACAGATACTGTAACCATCGGTTTACCTGCCGATGTTAGTATCGCCAGTACCATGACCGCCGCCTTCTTTGAAGGTGATGGTTCTAAACTAACTAATGTTAGTGCTACTATAGGACCAAACTCAGATATCATCACTACTGGAAATATCCAGGCTGGTATTATTACAGCTACAACCTCACTTGAGGCTACTGGAGCTGGTATTGGTTTAACAGTAACCAATAACATGTATGCTGGTGGTTCAATTGAAGCTGCTGGTTCACTAATCACCCCTGCTTTTGGTTTTGCTGGTAATTTATTCCTCGGAGTCTTCTTCGACAGTGATAATCCAGCAAATGTAAATAATATTGATTTGGTATCAGCAGCTGGTGCTAAAACCATTGCTGAGTATGTTGTTGGTAGTGGTAGTTCACAGGCATTTGCTAGCCTAGAGCTTACTGGTCCTGGTATTGCTTTAACAGTAACCAATGATGTTTCTATTGGTGGTTCTATCACCGCTGGATCATACTACGGTGATGGTTCTAACCTAACCGGTCTTCAGGCTGGCGCTGCTACCTCTGTAACCAGCTTCGACAACCAAGATAATGTTGCCTATCCAGTGCCATTCTTAAGTGACGTTGGCGTTGGTGCTACTATCTATACTGATAGCACTGCTAATGAGGAGTTGACTTATAATCCATCTACTGGAACTCTAGAGTCAAAAGAGTTTAATGCTCTATCCGATCAACGTCTTAAGACTAATATCACAGGCATTACATCTGCTCTATATAAATTAGAACAGCTTCGTGGTGTTGAATATGATTGGGTAAATGGTTCTGGCTCTTCTGTGGGCGTTATTGCTCAAGAAGTACAGTATGTTTATCCGCAGCTCGTAGCTGATACCGAAAACAGGATGACCGTTAACTACAATGGTCTAGTTGGTTTATTGGTTCAAGCAGTCAATGAACTATCCGTTCTTTTGGACGAGTACAAATCAAGATAGTCAATTGACTATGATTAACTGAAGCTAGGACTAACCTCCTAGCTTTTTTATGCTATATAATAAAACTATCAACTAAATTATGGGTCCAGAATTATCTTTCTTTATCATCTTTGGTTTTTTTATGATATTACTAATCTACATTACTATATTGTCAATTTTTGGTGATTATTTTATGTAATAAATAAATTGTATATCTAATATATTATGACTTCCATAACTTCATATCGGTGGGGAGACCTTGAAAAAACTATAGTTATTGGTTTTATTGAAGGTGTTGATGCAAAATATATTATCCCAGTTGATGAGGATAATAAAGAATACAAAGCATTTGTTGCGATAGGAACGGAAACGGCAGCAGAGTATGTACCAGAAGATGATGTAATTCCTGTAGATTATGTTAGTTTTTGGGTGGGTCTTATAAGCTCTCCATATTATATGAAGGTTAGGGCTAGTGCTTCTAATAGCCTTCCAGTAAATGTAGTTGCCACTGAGTTTATTGCGTTGATTGGGGATGCTAAAAATGGACTTCGGATTCAGCCTCTCATCCAAGCAGCCTTTAATGAATTATTAGAATTAGTTCCGCCCGATTCAGAAGATCAAGTATATTTGGATAATTTGATGGATAATAGTGGACTATCATCAGTGTATACTCTGCCATTGGTTTGATGATGTGCTATTATATGGGAAGCGAAAGCAACCTATATGAACATCTTCTGCACCGAACAAGACCCCGCAGGCAGCGCACTGGTACTCCCAGATAAGCACGTTGTAAAAATGCCGCTTGAATGCTGCCAAATGGTATCCGTGATTTACTCACATTGGTACCGTGACTGTGGTCAAGTCTTCAAGGCTGATGGAACCCCATACAAGACAACGGGAGGTTTTCGTAACCACCCCTGTACTGTATGGGCTTCTTTATGTGACGAGAACCTAGCGTGGCTCATCGCACACGGTCACGCCTTGTGTGCCGAGTATACCCACCGCTACGGTAAGCATCACGCTTGTGAGCAGTCCCTGCTTGGCGCAGAAGAAGTTTTTGTAAGGACTACAGGAAAGCCAATTTCGTGCTATACTGGAGCACACGGGTTTGCCCGTGCTATGCCTGATGAGTTCAAGCTAGACCAATCAATCTCTACCTTTGAGGCATACAAGATGTATATCTCCTCAAAGCCCTGGGTCTCAGCTAACTATCTCCGCAAACCTGAACGCAAGCCCTCCTGGGTTTGATTACTTTATTATCTTTTTATTATGAGTGAGCGCACCGACTTTCTATTCACAGAAAAATATCGCCCACAGAAAATTGACGACTGTATCTTACCCGATCACATCAAGGCAACCTTTAAAGAGTTTGTGGAGAAGGGTGAAATCCCTAACCTACTACTCGCAGGTCCTCCTGGTGTGGGTAAGACTACTATTGCAAAAGCTCTATGCAATGAGATTGGTGCTGACTATTATGTGATCAATGGATCTGATGAAGGTCGTTTCCTTGATACTGTCCGTAATCAGGCAAAGAACTTTGCTTCTACTATGTCTTTGACTAGTGAAGCCAAGCATAAGGTCATCATCATCGATGAGGCAGACAATACTGGCAACGATGTTCAGCTTCTTCTCCGAGCAAATATGGAAGCGTTCTATAAGAACTGCCGTTTCATCTTTACTTGTAACTACAAGAACAAGATCATTGAGCCCCTCCACAGCCGCTGTGCTGTCGTTGAGTTTAGCCTCAAGGGTAAAGACAAGCAGCAGGTAGCAGCATCCTTCTTCAAGCGCCTTACAGGCATCTTAGAGCAGGAACGTATTGAAGCAGAGCCTAAAGTTCTAGCCGAGCTAGTCCAAAAGCACTTCCCAGACTTCCGTCGTGTCCTCAATGAGGTTCAGCGTTATTCTTCTGGCGGTAAGATTGACTCTGGTATTCTCGCTTCATTCTCCGAGATCAAGGTTGAGGATCTTATGCGTGACCTAAAGTCAAGTAACTTTACTGAAGTCCGTAAGTGGGTTGTTTCTAACCTAGACAACGATACAAATGCCATTCTCCGTAAAGTATATGATGCTTTGTATTCCCACCTTCAAGGACCATCTATAGCTGCTGCTGTTCTTATTATTGCGAAATATCAATATCAAAGTAGCTTTGTTGCTGACCAGGAGATTAACCTCCTAGCTGCCCTAACTGAAATTATGATTGAATGTGACTTCCAATGAATTTTCCAAGTAATACAATTGTTTTATATACCAACGGCGGACAAGAATCCGACCGTTGCCGTGATCTACTCATCAGCCTTAATGGTGAGTTCCTAGAATATCAACTAGACGAAGATTTCAATGAGCGTCAATTCCGATCCGAGTTTGGTGATACTGCCGAGTTCCCCCAGGTTGCCGTTGGCTACCAGCACATTGGCGGACTAAAAGAAACATTACACTATCTAAAAGAAAAAGGACTTATTTAATTATGAACGTAAAACTTATCCGTATGCATTCTGGTGAGGATGTTATTGCTGATCTAATCAAAGAGCAGGCTGAAGAATTGATCATAAACAATCCCATTGTGTTAGTCCCAGGACGAGATGGTACTGTTGGTTTCGCACCTTGGTCCCCAGTAATCTCCCCCGATGTAAAAGAGCTCCGCATTAGAGCCAACTACGTTGTATATGTTACAGACCCCAATGAAGATGTAGTTCGTAACTATAATGACATCTTCTCTCCCATTATCAAACCATCAAACGCAGGTAAAATTATCAAGTGATACATGACCAATTCAACTCAACAACATCTTTATGGTCCACCTAATAATGATGGTAAGAATTTGTGGTCATTTGAACTGTGGTATGATCGATACACCTGTGGGTATATTGATGAAGATTGGAATCGACAGCCCATAAAAAATGGGGATGTTGTTCAAGTTGAAAAGGAAACTTCTAAAGATAGATTAATTCAAATAGGATCATTATTTGATAAATTTATGTGCTCTCCTAACAATTTGTATTTCTGTGAGAAAAGACAAGAAAAGTATCCAATTGTATCAAGATCCACGATATATAAAAACTTTGAGGAATTGATAGAGGGGATACCTCGTTATAGAGAAAAGTATGAAAAACTATTCTTGTACGATGTTTCGATTATTTCTGAAACTAATGAGTACAAGATTAAATTTGCTGGGTTTCCCACTGAAAGGGATCTTAAATATGGAGGACACTAATTATGACTATCGACCTTAAAGATTGGCTGAACAGTATTAACATCTCCAAGGAGAATCTTATGGATGAAGATCCTGGTGTTGAGAAAGAGTATCCCCCCTTTATTATTAACAAATGCCTGTCTGGTCAAATGGATTCTCTCATGCAATCTAATGAGATGAATAAGTTTCCTAACTTAGATAAGCGCCTTCAATATGATTTTCTTATAAATAGTTTGAGGAAGAGGAAAAGATTCTCTCCCTGGTTGAGGAAAGATAGTATAAAGAACATTGAAGCGGTACGTCAGTACTACGGATTCTCCTCCGAAAAGGCAGAACAAGCTTTGAATATTTTATCTAATGAGCAACTTGATTACATCTATCGAAAACTTAACACAGGGGGATTAAATCCATGCAAGCAGACGAGAGGGGCTTAGTTTACTGGGAGCCTTCCCAGATGGTAGAAATTTTTCTATCCGAGCCCGATGATTTTTTGAAAGTGAGAGAGACACTTACTCGTATTGGTGTAGCTTCTCGTAGAGAGAAAAAAATCTACCAGTCTTGTCATATCCTCCACAAGCAGGGAAGGTATTTTATTGTTCACTTTAAGGAGCTTTTTGCTCTTGACGGTAAGCATACCAATATCACACTCAATGACCTTCAGCGTCGAAATCGTATTACTAAGCTTCTAGTTGATTGGAATCTTGTTACCATTGCTAATGAGGATCAAATTATTGATATTGCTCCTTTGAACCAAATTAAGGTTCTTTCATATAAGGAGAAGGGTGAATGGGTGTTGGAACCCAAGTATAATATTGGCGGCAGAAAATCTTGATTTCAAGATTATTAAGTGTAGCAATGTAACAAATTTTATATTACCCTTATAAATAGTTTGGAGTCAAGGCTCAAGTGTTAAGTGTAAGAGTGTAATAACTACATTATATATTATTAGCTATAGTATTTGTAAGGGGGTCGGTTTTCCGTTCCCCCTTTTTGATGCCTTGGATTATAAATAGTGGTGGATGCCTTCGGGGTCCACACACAACATCTCGCTTACGAGGAGAACAAATGAAGATGTACGGAGCTGGCGACTTAGATAAGTTCGTCAAGGATATTGAAAGACATTCTATTGGAATGGATGAATGGTTTCACCGAATGGGTGCCGTTCACGAAAGTAAGGAAAACTATCCACCTTACAATTTAATTAAGATGAGTAATGTGAGATTCAAGTTGGAGGTTGCTCTGGCTGGTTTCAAAAAAGACGAAGTAAAAGTTTACAGTGAAAACAACAAACTATTTGTTGAGGGTCATAGTACCCGTGATGATGAAGCCATTGAGTTTATCCATAAAGGAGTAGCAGCAAGGGACTTCACTAGAGTATGGACTATTTCTGATGATGTTGTTATTGAAGATGTAGATTATTCTGATGGTGTATTGAGTATTGAGTTACAAAGAGTAATCCCAGAACATCAAAAGCGTAAAGACTGGCTATGAGCTAAATATATTCATAGGCAGCTAATGACATGAAAACATTTAGTCAATTTCTAGAAGAAGCTTCTAAAGTTAATAGGAAGTTAACTCCACCTGGAAAGGCATATAAGCCTAAAGTTCATTGCTTCGGCAAGACTGTTGACTATAAGATGGCACCAAATAAAAAAGTTTGTGCTTATAGCTCAAGTGATGGTGGTAGAGAAGGCTAAATAAAGTATATCGTCGCCACAACTGGGGGGTCCTGTCAAAAAGCAGGGCAGCCCCCTTTTTTATGTGCTATAATGCTATGAGCCACAGAATTTTATGAATAACGATTATGACAGAGCCACCCCAGATGATGAAAGTACGCCAAGATATACTATGACTTCTTTTAATAAAGATAAAAAATCATTAGTTACAGAAGAAACTTATGATTTTCATTCTCCTGTAGAGAAACCGATTGGACTATTTCTGTTAATGGATGGAACAACTATTGTTAGTCAATATACAGAAAATATTGGTAATGATTCTTACATACTTGAGCAGCCACTATTAGCGAGTATTCAATCTTCATCTATGACTGATGGTGTGTTTACTAGTTCTATTGCATATGATGTTTGGATGCCATTGTCCAAGGAGAGAAAATTCACCATCCTAAAATCCGTTGTTGTTGTTGTTTCAAAACCACTGGATACATTAGTTGAATCTTATAAAGGAAATAAAAATGGATGAAACCACAGTAAAAGTATTAATACTAAAAAACAATAGAGTTTTAGTTGGTAAGCTTATAGAAATTCCTCCCGAAAATGTAATTCTGGGAGATCCAGACCATTACCTGATTGACCCAGTTTCCTATGATGAGAATGCTGATCTAGACAAATGTATGGTAAGATATCCATCAAGGAGGTTGACTTCCGAGACTAAGTTTTTCATCCGATCAGATGATGTTTTTTTCGTAGCAACTCCAGATAATAAACTACTCGCAGAATACCTCGTTACTATTGGTGATTAATGTCTAAGAATAAGTTCTACACAAACGTCCAGATGTATGGAAACTCTATCCTCTTCAGGGGATATGAGAATGGTGAGCGTTTTAATGTAAGGAAAAACTTTTCACCTACATTGTTTGTGTCTTCCAAGAAAGATAGTGACTGGAAGACACTTGATGGTGAGAATGTAGAGCCAATAAAACCTGGAACAATTAAGGAGTGTCGTGAGTTTATCAAGAGGTATGATGAAGTTGAAAACTTCAATGTCTATGGGAATGAGCGCTTCATCTTTCAATTTTTAGCTGAAAACTATCCTGGTGATATCAAATTTGATACATCATTGATGAAGATGGTCACTGTTGATATTGAGGTTGAGACTGAAATGGGTTTCCCAGACCCAGAGAATGCTGCCGAGGAAGTACTGTTAATCACAGTTCAGGACTATAATACCAAGAAGATTATTACTTGGGGTCAAACTAAGCACGGCGACTTCACCAATAAGCAGGAGAATGTTGACTTTCGCCCCTGCTATGATGAGCATCATCTACTCAATTCATTCCTAGCTTGGTGGACAAAGGATACCCCAGACGTTGTTACTGGATGGAACTTGGAATATTATGATATTCCATATCTCTGTAACCGCATTGAGCGTCTGTTAGGTTCCAAGACAATGAAAACGTTGTCACCGTGGAAGCTAGTATCCGAAGAGAAGCACTTTATCAAAGGTCAGGAGAAAATCTACTTTGATATTGCTGGCGTTACTCAACTTGACTATCTCAATCTATATAAAAAGTTCACATATTCTAATCAGGAAAGCTATCGTCTAGATCATATTGCTGATGTAGAGCTTGGGCAGAAGAAGTTAGATCACAGTGAGTTTGAAACCTTCAAAGATTTCTATCGCCAAGGTTGGCAGAAGTTTGTTGAATACAACATCATTGACGTGGAATTAGTTGACCGCTTGGAAGATAAGATGAAACTTATTGACCTTGCTCTTACTATGGCTTTTGACGCTAAGGTAAACTTCCGTGACGTATTTTATCAAGTGCGTATGTGGGATACTATTATCTACAATTATCTTCGTGATAAGAAGGTCGTCATCCCACCAAAAGTAAAAGTTGATAAGGACTCAAAGTATGCTGGAGCATATGTTAAGGAACCTAAGCCAGGTAAGTATGATTACGTTGTGAGCTTTGACCTTAACTCACTATATCCTCACTTGATTATGCAGTATGCAATCTCCCCAGAGACGCTTATTACTATGGATGATCTAAACATTATGATTCATAATGCACAGAATGACCCGTCATATGATCAAGAGAAGCTAGAAGCTATGATTGAAATCAGGCAGCTATCGGGCAAGATTAATGTCTATAAGGTCTTGGATATGGAGCTAGACTTATCTCCATTGAAGGTTCTTGACTGGACTATGACTGCTAACGGCGCTATCTACCGTCGTGTTAAGGGAATGTTGCCCGAACTAATGGAGAAGATGTATGCAGAACGAGTTATCTTTAAGAAGAGAATGCTCGCAGCCAAGCAGCTCAATGAGACGAAGCCTTCTAAAGCACTTGAAAAGGAGATCTCCCGCTGTAACAACATTCAAATGGCGAAGAAGATTTCTCTTAACAGTGCTTATGGTGCTATTGGTAATCAATACTTCAGGTATTTCAAACTAGCAAATGCTGAGGCTATCACCTTATCTGGTCAGACTTCTATTCGCTGGATTGAGAATAAGCTCAATGGGTATATGAATAAGACACTAGGTACAGACAAGGTTGACTATGTTATTGCGTCAGACACTGATTCAATCTACTTACATATGGGACCTGTTGTTGATAAGGTGTTTGGTGATAAGGATGTATCTAAAGAGAAGATTGTTAACGCACTAGATGGCTTCTGTCAAGCTAAGATTGAGCCCTTTATTGATAATTCATATCAAGAGCTTGCTCATTATGTGAATGCGTATGACCAGAAGATGCAGATGAAGAGGGAGAATATCGCAGACCGTGGTATTTGGACCGCTAAGAAGCGTTACATTCTGAATGTATGGGATAGTGAGGGTGTGCGTTATGCTCAACCTAAGCTCAAAATGATGGGCATTGAGGCAGTCAAATCATCCACCCCTGCTCCGTGTAGGTCAATGATTAAAGAGGCACTCAAGCTTGTTATGGTGGGCACTGAGGACGAAGTTATTGACTACATTGATAGTTGTAGACTTCAGTTTAAGATGCTTCCACCAGAACAGATTTCATTCCCTAGATCTGTTAGTGATGTTGTTAAATATAAGTCCCCAGTCAGCATTTATGCTAAGGGAACTCCCATCCATTGTCGCGGAGCACTTCTATTCAATCACTACATAAAAAAGAATGGGCTAGATAAGAAGTACTCATTGATTAATAATGGGGAGAAGATCAAGTTCTGCTACTTAAAGGTTCCTAATAAGATTGGAGAGAATGTTATTTCATTCATTTCAGACTTCCCTAAGGAGCTAAATCTAGAGCGGTACATTGATTATGACTTACAGTTCAACAAAAGTTTCTTGGAGCCACTAAAAATCATTCTTGATTCTATTGGTTGGCATTCCGAGAAAACAGTTACACTAGAATCGTTTTTTGGATAATAATATGAATGATACAGAATTACTAGCATTGGACCTTTTTATTGAATCAGTCATTAAGATTGATGAGGATCTGAGGTCTCAAGCTAGGGATCAGAAATGTCTAGACGAATTGATCAATATTCGTGTTGATGTGCTAGAATACCTATACGAAATAAGGAGGAAATCCAATGGCACTGTCTAAGACAGTAATTGACTCCCTTGATGACGCTAAAGCCGCATTAAGGAACGCATTAGCATATGCTGCTAGAAATGAGCGCCCTATGGTTTGCGAGAGCATTGCGAAGATTCTCTTTACTGTTGAGAGCATTGAGTCTAGTGAATGTATTATGGATACACTAGACAACTTAAAAAGTAAAAACGGAGATGGTGAAAACCCCTTCGGCAAATTTGATTTTTAATTAACAACTATGGATTTTCTAAAGGATATTGTAAATGAGATTGGTGGCGACTACTCTAAGATTGCGTCAGACATTGACGAAACCGAGACATTTGTGGACACTGGTTCATTCATCTTTAATGCTCTTGTATCTGGGTCTTTGTACGGTGGTGTTTCTGGCGACAAAATTACTGCTATTGCTGGGGAAAGCTCTACTGGTAAGACTTTTTTCTCACTCGCCGTGGTCAAGAACTTCTTGGATTCTAGTCCCGATGCATCTTGCATTTATTTTGATACTGAAGCAGCAGTCAATAAGTCACTTCTATCATCACGTGGTATCGACCTCAACCGTTTGGCTGTTGTCAATGTCGTAACAATTGAAGAGTTCCGCACAAAGGCACTTAAGATTGTTGATATGTATCTAAAGACACCTGAGGCAGACCGTAAGCCTTGTATGTTTGTGCTAGACTCCCTTGGTATGCTCTCCACTAATAAGGAGATCAACGATGCGCTAGACGATAAGCAAGTCCGCGATATGACTAAATCCCAGCTAATCAAAGGAGCATTCCGTATGTTGACTTTGAAGCTAGGACAGGCTAAGATTCCAATGCTAGTAACAAACCACACATATGACGTTATCGGTGCTTATGTTCCTACAAAGGAAATGGGTGGTGGCTCTGGTCTTAAGTATGCCGCTTCTACTATCATTCATCTCTCAAAGAAGAAAGAGAAGGATGGAACAGAGATTGTTGGAAACATTATCAAGGCAAAGACTGCTAAGTCGCGTTTAAGTAAAGAGAATATGGACGTAGGCGTCCGTTTGTATTATGATGAGCGAGGACTTGATAAGTACTTTGGTCTTCTAGAGCTAGGTGAAAAGGGTGGTATGTGGAAAAACGTCGCAGGACGTTATGATATGGGTGATGGCAAAAAGACCTATGCTAAAACCATTCTCAAAGATCCAGAGCAATACTTCACACCAGAAGTTATGGAAAAGCTAGAAGTAATTGCTAAAGGAACATTCTCATACGGAAACTAATTAGGACATTTAATGGAAAGAATTGAAAACCTTATTTTACGATCACTAGTATACAATGAAAGCTACTCACGCAAAGTCATTCCATTTATTGAACCTGACTATTTCCACGATTCATCAGAGCGAGTCCTCTTTGAGGAGATTGCCCAATACATGGTCAAGTACAACACTCGCCCATCTAAAGAAGCACTTGGAATCGAGGTAGAGGCACGTAATAATCTAGCTGAAACTGAAGTTCAAAACATTCGTACCATCCTCACATCCTTTGATGATGTAACAGGTACTGATGAGTGGATGCAAGATACTACGGAGAAGTGGTGTAAGAAGCAAGCCATCTACAACGCCCTTATGGAGTCTGTAGGCATTGCTAATGGTGATAGTAAGCAGAAGACAGAAGACGCTATCCCAGGCATCCTCTCAAGCGCTCTGGCGGTCTCCTTTGATAGTAATGTTGGTCACGACTACATCGAAGATGCCTCTGAGCGTTTTGACTTCTACACTCGTAAGGAAGACAAGATCCCATTTGATATTGAGCTACTTAATAAGATCACCAAGGGTGGTCTAACTAACAAGTCACTCAACATTGCTCTGGCTGGTACTGGTGTTGGTAAGTCGCTGTTTATGTGTCACGTGGCTGCTGCTTCTCTAATGCAGGGCAAGAATGTTCTATACATTACTGCCGAGATGGCTGAGGAGAAGATTGCGGAACGTATTGACGCCAACCTACTCAATGTAAATATCCAAGATATTTCAAGCCTATCCAAGAAAATGTTTGAGGATAAGGTGACCAAGGTAGCCAAAAAGGTTCAAGGTTCCCTTATTATCAAGGAATACCCCACAGCACAGGCACACTCTGGTCACTTCAAGGCACTTCTAAATGAGCTACAACTCAAGAAGAACTTCCGCCCTGAGATTATCTTCATTGACTACCTAAACATCTGTGCTTCCAGCCGTATCAAGGCAGGAGCTAATGCTAACTCCTACACCCTCGTCAAGAGCATTGCAGAGGAGTTGCGTGGTCTAGCGGTAGAGTTCAACCTACCCATCGTTAGCGCCACCCAGACGACCCGTAGTGGCTATGGAAACAGTGATGTGGATATCACAGATACTTCCGAGTCTTTCGGGCTTCCAGCCACTGCTGACCTTATGGTGGCACTAATCTCAACAGAGGAGCTAGAAGGTCTTGGTCAAATTATGGTAAAACAACTTAAGAACAGATACAATGATCCCACCATCCACAAGCGTTTTGTTGTCGGTATTGACCGCGCCAAGATGCGCCTTTATGACTGCGAGCAATCAGCTCAAGATGATATTATGGGAGGAGGTGAAGAAGAGTATGAGCACTCTGACGGAACCACCAAACCATTTAAAGAAAAGTTCGCTAAACTAAATTTCTAATGAAAAGCGAGTACATTATTGAGAGAAGTACTAAATCACAAATAAAGGATCTACTATATACTCATCATTATTTAAAAGATGAGTCTAAAGACTTTAAAAGTGGCTATAACTATGGTCTATATAAAAATGAAGTTCTTCATGTTAGTGGTTGTCTAGGGGCTTGTATCTTCACAAAGATACCTGTTCCTGAGATTGCTGTAGGTGCGTTTGGTTTACCCAGAGATCAGCAAGATGGTCTCTGGGAACTTTCGCGTTTGTGTATTCATCCAGAAACTCAGAGAGCTGAATATAATATTACATCTTGGTTTGTTGCTAGATGTATTAAAATTTTTAGGAAGGATGTTAATGTAAAAGCAATACTAAGTTATGCTGATAGTGCTCATCATGAGGGCACTATATACAAAGCAACTAACTTTAAGTACTATGGGTTATCTGATGCTAAGAAAGACTTTTGGATAAAGCAGTCAGATGGAACATATATTAAGCACTCAAGGGGATCTGTTAAAGGTATTGAAGGTGAGTGGAGACCTAGAAGTAGAAAGCATAGATTTTTACTAATCTATGATAAGAATCTTAAGAAGAGCATTAAGTGGAAAGAAACTAAATACCAATAGGAAGGTATTATGTAATGGCATCTACTGGTAACCAAGCGTGGTCAAAATATTTTAGGGGTCAAAATGTTCCTACAAATATGAAAAAGGACTCTATTGGCTATGATCCAAGCAATCCATCCAGAATTTTGACACAAAAGATTGGGGCTGGGGAAGAAGTTATTGCTATGTCTTCGGACTATAATACTAAATACCCAATACTACGAGTAAAAGATAACAAGCAGTACCTAGTAACTTTCAATAATTTACAAAAACCTGGATCTCAGACAAGAGTTAATTTAAACCCACAGGCATTTGGTGTAGTTGATAAAGATTATACGTTAGATAATTATGTAAAAGTTCTGCTGAATAGTATTTCTGATGGTAATTTGGCACCTTTTATCAAAACATATCTAGAGGCACTTGTTCTTTATTATATGAAGAAGAAGTCATTATCATATGTTAATAGTGTGTATAGTCCAAATCTACCAATAAATGATATTAAAAAGGACTTCGGTGAGATTCTCGGTCCAATTGCTATTATTAAGGATAAGCTTTTACAATCAAAACAGATTACTATATCTGCATCATCTAAAATATTTTTCCCAAGTAGACCAAACGAACCTCTCTTGGATTATATAATTAAGACTCCGACTAAAGCATATTCGATATCAGCAAAATCTGGTACAACTACAACTACTAACGTAGTTAAGCCTGGTGATATTATTGATTTGTTGAGTAAAGACCCACAGAAGTTAGCTAAATGGCAAAACACACCACAATATGCAGTACTGAGACAACTAAATGAGGGTACTGTTGTTAGTGGTCCTATACTTGCTGCTGCCAATTTACCAGGGGGTCCTCCATTAGCAGCCGCTCAAGATGTTGCCAATAGGCTAAGGACTGGATATAAGGATGATGCGTTTGACTATAATGCTATGCTCCCATTTTTAGAGAGTAATTCTTACTTAAGTGGTAAGGGTGAGCAAGTCACATTGAATGAAATTATGTATGAATCCGAGAAGATGGTTTCTGCCGATTCCAAAAATAATACTTCATATAATAAAATATTCCAGGATGCTATCGAAAATAAAATAATCTATGTGAAGTTTGATATCAACGGTCAAACACCAAAATTTTCTTCCTTGGTGGCGGATGACTTTAAGTCTAATAAAATTTTCTTAAGGACTAAAAATGGATATACTAGAAAATCTGATAGGATGGGTGTTCAGACTTAAACTATGCTATAATAGATCAGTAGCACGATAAAAAAATTATGAGTCAAGTTGATTTCAACCGCTATCTAGAATTCGTAGATGGAGTTACCAGTGAGCCATCGAAGGACCATGAAGCTTTTGTATATCGTATTCAAGAGTTAGAGGGAGAAGAGTGTGATACTCAACGCCTTCTTACTGCTGCTGTTGGTGTCTGTGCTGAGGGTGGTGAGTTTATGGAAGTTGTAAAGAAGATTTTGTTCCAAGGTAAGCCATATAATGAAGATAATATCTACCATATGAAGCGTGAGCTTGGTGATATTATGTGGTACATGGCTCAAGCCTGTATCGCTCTTAATGTGACATTCGAGGAACTGGTCGAAATGAACGTAGCAAAGCTAGAAGCACGCTATCCTGGTGGAAGCTTCAATGTTCATAGCAGTGAAGTCCGTGTGGAGGGAGACATCTGATTACCTCACTACATATATTATTGAAACCTTTTTATTATTATGCTTAAAGCAACGAATCAGGTGGTCCATACAATTTTTCAACCAGTAATTTATGAGCTCACTAGTTTAAATTTGACATTATTGCCTACTGAAGTTCAGCAACGTCTTAATGAAGCCACTGGAATCACTAAGATTTGCCAAGCTGACTCACCAACTAAACCAGATGGTACTACAGTTACATACTGGCAGTTTTATGCAGGAGATTCTTTGTTGCCAACAGAAATTCTTGAAGGAACTCAAGTAGCAGAGAACTTTCTAGCTAATTGTCTCCTATGAGCTTAGAACAACCCAAACTAGCACAACTGTATCTTAATAGCGAAATTATTGATGCTGTCCGTAAGATGAAACTTAAAATGAAAGAGAACATTGTTAAGGATAAATTTGGAGTAGCATTGTATGCTAAGATGTATATCCCAACTGGTGGATTACCAAGTGAGATTGATGACCTTTTGAACTTAGTCCAACAACTTGATACTGAATGACTTCCGTTATGAACTTTAACCTAGACCTGGAAGACTTCACTATCATCCAAAACGCCATCCACTACTACAAGCACGTAGAAAAGCGAGGCAACTTTAAGCAGTACGACATCCCTAGATGTGAAGCTCTCAGGGATAAATTATCACAACAACTAATGGAGAATGAATGAGTAACCCAAAGCCAGTTACACTTGAAGAATATGCAGAAGTAGGACCCGAGTTCTTTGCTAAGTTCAACTATGTAAAGACACAACTACCTTCTGAGTCAGACGTTGAAGAAGTCCTTACTATTATGGAAACTCTTGCTGGTCTTGTAATGATTAAGCGAGATGAGGACGAAGAAGACGACAAACCATCTATAGGATTTAACAAATGAGTAAAGAAAAAGTATTATTGCAGCAGCTAGTCAATAGACGTGTAGAACTAGGACGTAGTATTGATGAATTGCGTACCAAATTACAGCAAAGTTCAGAACTCCTGTTGCGTGTAGAAGGTGCCATTGAAGCATTTGGTTTAGTTGATATTAAGCTAGATGAGGAAGCGGCATTAGTAGAACCCGAATCTGAAAGCACAGAATGATTATTGACATTAGAGACTTTCCCGTCTATTACATAAACCTAGATTCACAACCAGACCGTAGAGAGTCTACGGAAAATACATTAAAGGGTCTTGGTTTTAGTAGGATTCATAGAGTCTCTGGTATCCAACATCAAAAGCCAGCGGTAGGATGTGCTCTATCCCACTTAAAGGTTATGGGGAATACATCAATACAATCTCCATTCCTTTTAGTTGAGGATGATATCCAATACGTTGGAAACGAAAAACTAATTTACGAAGTCCCCGAAGATGCCGATGCGCTATTTTTGGGGACTTCTATATGGGGTAGATTATTAAACTTTAATGGTCAGTTTGTTCAGTATAGAAAAGTAAATGAAGATATTGTGAGAGTATACAATATGCTATCAGCTCATGCTATACTACATCTAAACAACGGGTATAAGGAGCATCTTAGTAGAATTGCTTATCATAGTGCCTACGAGATACAAGACCATATGGATGTTGGCTACGCAGAGACTCAAAAATACTATAATGTATACTCTGTGAATAGACCAGTATTCACCCAAAACACACACCAGGAAGCTTCTACATCAACACCCATAACTGAAATGGGTATGGACCCAGAAGAATCCAAGAGGTTCTTTGAGTCCAAAAAGTGGAATCTACAATTGTCTGGTCTCAAAACTATCTCTGGTTGGGATAGCAACTACGATCCCAAACATTGGTTTTAATATTATGAAAGTTTTATTCTATACAGATGTTACCTGGTCCCTTGGTAATATCCACAATAACTTGGTAAAGGAGTTCTGTAAGAGGGGTATATACTCCAATATGCTTAACTGGGATTTTGATTATTCTGTTAGAGAGTTTGATTATCTCAATAAGATATATGATGTATTTGTAACTCTCCCAGGTCCTTGCGTAAACCTATTGATTAGTAAGGGTATTCCTGCTAATAAGATCATCTGTGTGGCTCATAGTCGCTTTGATGTGAAGCATGGTGTAGACTCAAATATTCCTTGGGCATCCCTACGTAATGTTGTAGCAATCTCCCCAGACCTAGTGAAGACCCATAAGATTCTTGGGGTTGATGTGAATGTTGAGTTGGTCCAAAATGGTATAGACTTTGAGCTATTCCATAGAGAGCCAGCAACTGAACTAACCAGGCTTGGATACTTTGGTTCAGACTTTGCCCCAGATGTTCTTGCTGGAACAGGAGACTGTAAGAGGAAGCATCTAGCAGAGTCAATCTCAACCATTACAGGACTACCTCTAATAGGCACAGGGAGCAAGCTAGTGAACCTGTGTATGCCCACACTATACGAGAGTATAGATAGTCTGATTATGCCTTCCAGCTCCCCTGAAGCCTGTGGGCTGCCTTATATGGAAGCCGCAGCGGCAGGTAGGCTCCCTATCAGCAGTTCTGTTGGAATCATTGACCATCTAGGTAAGCCTGCTGGTCTAGTTCTACGAATGGATGAAGAGTCTTTTGTAGAGCAAGCTGTATTCCAAATCAATGAACTGGTTGCCTCCCCCAAGAGGTTCCGCTCATTATGTGTAGAAGCCCAAGACTTCGCACGTCATTATTATGATTGGTCTGCCGTTATTGGTAGATGGATCGTTGTTTTAACTAAACTTGATAACCAACTTTGATATGTCTTTTTCATTCAACCATCTAGGAAACTACGGGCATTTGGGAAACCAGATGTTTCAATATGCTGCCCTAGTGGGTCTATCTATTAAGCACAATAGACCTTTTTGTATTCCACACGAAGGTGTATTTGGGAAGCACTATTACCAAGAGCTCCGTAGTAATATCTACGATGCTTTTGAGATCAATCCAATCAAGGGTATTAGTTCTTATCCAACAGTAAATGAACCAAGCTTTGAGTTTAGTCAGGCTTTCTTTGAGAATCCACCACCACAAAATATAAATCTGTTAGGTTTTTATCAGAGTGAGAAGTGGTTTGCTCACGCATCATCTTTTATTCGTAAGGAGTTTACGTTTAAACAACAATATAGAGAGATTGCCGAGGAGATGCGTAAGCATTTGAGTGGTGATATAGTATCACTTCACGTAAGAAGGACAGACTACATTAGTAATCCAAACCATGATTGTGTTGGTTTGGATTACTATGAAGAAGCATTGAAGCTTGTCCCAGAAGAATGTAAAGTAATCATCTTCACTGACGATCCAGAGTGGGCAAAGGCACAGGAACTATTCCCAGATGATAGGTTCTTTGTATCAGAAACTAATTGCCCCTACACCGATATGTGCCTAATGACTTTATGTGATTATCATATTGTCGCTAATAGTAGTTACAGCTGGTGGGGTGCCTGGTTGTCTAATAGCAAAAAAGTAATCAGCCCTAAGAGATGGTTTGGTCCTGGGCTAAACCATAATACAAAGGACATTTATTGTGATGGATGGGTTATAGTATGATTGTTGCCGTTGATTATGCTCTCCTCCTAGGTGAGATGGAGGGTGTCTATGCTAAACTAAAGCAGCTAGGAACCCCCGAGGAACTAGATTATGTTGAGGCTATGAAGAAGAAGTACTACAAAGAGTACTTTGCACTCCTCAAAAAAGAAAGGGCTGCCGAAGAGGCTTGACCCAATTACCAAGACCTGTTATACTAAACAGGTCACCAAGCCTCAGTAGCTCAGTGGAATAGAGCCACGCACTTCTAATGCGTTGGGCGCTGGTTCGAGTCCAGCCTGAGGCGTTGTCCATTACTCCTACATTATGGCTTTACTATCAGAAAACGATTATACTCATACCATTCAGGCACTTGAATTCTACCTAGAAAACAAGCAAGGTATGATGACTGACCAAGAAGAAATGGAAAAGCAAGCCCTTCTCTGTTGGATTAAGATCTGCAAATCAAAACTTGGTAGCTAATCCCACAGACAATAGCCTATACATAGGTTATAATAACTCCATACAGCGCGACTAAGATGGCTAAGCAACTACGTATGGATCTTATTGATGAGTACTACGATCTTTACAGATCACGGACACTGTGTCGTCACACCAAAGATTTTAGAGACAACTACGCAAAAATCAGCGAGTTGTGGGTAAATTTTTCAGAAGAAGAGCGCATCGCAATCAACACACGCTTCATCCAAGACAACTTGAATAAGTTCTGATCTTGTGATATAATACGGTCAACCGACCAGTTTCCTTAGCAATCTGGTGAATGCACCGATCTCATAAATCGGCTGAGGTGGGTTCGATCCCCACAGGAAGCATTCCACCCTTATCAAGTGGAACGAGGCTCATTATACCTCGAATTGCGTTTGTAATTGTATTATAGCTCCATAATACGTCGGGAAGTTGGTAGCGCTGAAGCACAGCTTCCTTTATGCCTTTGTAGCTCAGTGGTAGAGCGCGGCTTTTGTAAAGCCGATGTCGCAAGTTCAAATCTTGTCGAAGGCTTCTATGTACATACATAGTTTTGAATGGGGAATTAGTTCAGGGGCAGAACGCCAGTTTCCGGTACTGGATGTCATCGGTTCGATTCCGTTATTCTCCACCATTGGCGCGTAGCTCAGTTGGTAGAGCGCGGAGCTGTTAACTCTGTGGTCGTAGGTTCGAGTCCTACCGCGCCAGTTTCAAGTCCACCACTAAATATGGTGTATGAAAAAATATTATGTTATCAACCAAGTTGAGATTACGATTAGAATTTGTAGCAGCTCGCATTGAAAAAGGTGAGCCTGTTGAATTAACCGAAATGATTTGGGCAGATAAGCTAGCCAAAGCCAATAGATCAGCTGGTGAGATCTTGAGAAGGGCTAGAAGAAAGGCATTAACTGGTGAGACACCAGATGGTGGGTTAGATGATTTTTTAAATCGGATGGACCTGGGTGATCCCGATCCAAGCAATCACAGAAGCGGCTTTGATACACCTGAAGAAATCGTTGAGTGGTTCAGTAGAGACGACTCCGATGATTGGAGACAGAGAGATTAATACCACCAACTACTATTTTTATTACCATGGCTGAAGCATTTTACGAGAGTCTTTTAAATTCTGAAATTGTGGGGGAACTTCAATCATACGCAAATCAAGCTGATAATTACGTACCAGTTAGTCAAGAGTATATGGGTCATCAGTATCATTCTGTTGATGTACATCCAATACCACATGCTCATCCAATTGAACGTCATATTGTACGATCAATGGTTACTATTAATAAAAAGTATTATAACTATGATTTATATGGTACTTTTGAAATTCAATTATTGAGATATACCCCAGGTGGTCAATATAAATGGCACTGTGATTATGGTTTATCTGCTAATCCAGAAGGTGATAGGAAGTTGAGTATGTCCATACAACTTAGTGATGCTTGGGATTACAATGGTGGTGAATTACACATTCTTGATTGGCAGAATCTACAGTCAACTATGTCTAAAGAAGTCGGTAGTGTATTGGTTTTTGATTCTCGTGTCGCCCATAAGGTTGAACCAGTGACAGAAGGTGAGAGATATGCTATAGTTGCCTGGGCACACGGACCACAATTACGTTAAATTCATTATGCTAGACTTTGAGTATGCCCTCTTCACCAAAGAGGATCCAATTAAATTATTGAAAGATGCATCATCTAAACTTCCAATTCATAGGAAATTTAAGATTGCTCCACATATTCGCAGAGCTAGTGCTGCTGTTAATAGGTGTAAAAAATTCAGAGACATTATTACCAGGGAAGATAATCTCTTCAGTATCGACATTGGCTCAAGCTTTGCATCTTATTTTGGGAAGAAGGTTGATAAAGGAACTTTCTTAGCAGTCCCAAAGTCAACCGCAAAGGAATATATTGAATTTGTAGAAACTAATTTTAAGGAAAATGCGAAGTCAAATTATTATGGAATTAGTAGTGATAAATATATAAAGATTATTACTACAGTGATTTTCGACAACTCTGATTATATCGATGCATTTGTGATAGCATTCCTAAGCATTCGATTAGCACAGGGCGAACTGGATAAATTAAAATCTAATTGAGATGAAATCATTCCTAAGTTTTCTATTTGAAGCCAAGCAATCCAAAGCCGTTCAGCAAGCCACTAAGATGGGTTTGCGTAGTGACGGTCACGGTGGCTGGTATGATGAGCGCGGTGAGTTTGTTGCCAAGACCAAAGGTGATAGTTTGGAGTTCTTTAACTCCAATCAAGCTGACGGTGAGAGAGACCCAAACCAAAGTGCAGCTGATAAAGCTACTTCTGGCGAAGAAGCTGCTGGTGGTGCTGCCCTAGGGACCCGTGTAAAGGACACAGAAGGTGCTACACAAGCCCAAGCTAATAAGGGAGCAGTAGCACCAGAAGTAACCGCACAGGATGCTGCCGCTGCCCCAGCGCAAGCTCAGCAAGCAGCTGCCGCTGCTGCTCCCACAGAGCAACAGACACCTGCTGATGTACCCAAAACGAAAGGCACACTCACTCTTGCCTTTGGACGCTTCAACCCACCTACCGTGGGACACCAGAAACTTATGGATAAGGTGGCTTCTAGCTCCGATGATAATGACTATATGATTATCCCTTCTCGTTCTGAGGACAAAAAGAAAAATCCATTAGGAGTTGATCGTAAAGCTTCCATAATGCGTCAGCTATACCCAGACCACGCAGAAAAAATTGTAAATGATGCGGCAAACCGTACCATTTTTGATGTTATGCGTAAGGCACACAACGATGGCTATGCTAATGTGCGCATTGTTGGAGGTGGAGATCGAGTTGCTCAGTTTGAGAAGCTAGCCAATAAGTATAATGGATCTACTTATCAATTTGATAATATTGAAGTTGTAAATGCTGGTGATCGTGATCCCGATTCAGATGATACTGATGGAATGTCTGCTTCTAAGATGCGTAAGGCAGCCAAAGATAATGACTTTGTTTCCTTTAAGAAAGGTATGCCCAAATCTATGGACAATAAAGTTCTACTTGGAATATTTACAGAGCTCCAAGATGCTATGGGAATTACTCCAAAAGAAAAAATTGTTTGCGAAAACTGGGAAATAGCTCCTAAATTACACTTACTAGAATTGAGAGAAGAGTATGTCAATGGCAGTATATTTAATATCGGCGATATGGTAACTCACGATCACACTGGAATGTATGCTGAGATTGTCAGGACAGGAGCTAACTATCTAATCTGTGTTACAGAGGATAATAAGATGTTTAAGACCTGGACGCAGGATGTTAGTTATAACAATCCAAATACTAGACTCCAATCTAAAGCTAATAGCTTTATACAATTTTTATCTAAGTTTTCATAGATTAAGAACTTATATAAATAAAACTACGAAGAAACCCCACGCCCTGCTTATTTTAGATAAATGGAATTCCAAATCACTGAGGCAATTGAGTTAGTAAAGACTCTTGCCGAGACTGAAAATCTAACTCATACCGAAGCATTGACTGCCTTCTTTTATGAAGCTGATATGAGCATTGAAGATGCTGCTGCTCTAAAGGCTGCGTTCTTTGAGGACTATACCTTGAAAGAAATGGCTGAAGACACATTGTCGAACGCATTTAAGGCGGTATTCGTAACTGGTATAGAAGATATTCATGAAGTTGATACTAAAGAGACTGGTGAAGGAACAAAGTATAAGGTTCGTGTGAAGGATCGTAGTTCTAATTCTAGCTATACTCGCTACGCTACTCGTCAAAAAATTGCCGAGCTACGCGCTAATCCAAATATTGCTTCTGTTGAATTGACCGATCACGGTGATACTGGCGAAGATGATAGGGGTGAGCGAACAGCAGCCGCCAAGCGTGGTGACCGTGATGGAGATGGTACGGTTGAGTCTGGTTCTAAAGAGCACGCTGGTGTAGTCCACAACGCCATTCAACGCAAGATGGGTGGTCGCCCTGATGGACAGGACACTCGCCGCGAAGAGTTTGGGTTAGATGAAGGTAAAAAGGAAGCTGACCTAGACAAGATGAAGCGTCAGTCAAACAAGCATATGAAAGATGCTGTTGGTAAGCGCACCAAGAGCGACAGCGACAGCAAGAATAAGTCCTTTAAGATGGACGGTATCCGATCCTCTATTGAGCGTGGTGAAGACCCCCGTCGCGATACTTACGGTGGTAAGAGAACTGGTAAGGATGGTACTCATCCCCCAGAAGACCACAGATCCAGTTTTACACATAGTATGAAGGACCGCCCAGCCAAAGATCCTGGTGTAAAGAAAGAAGGATATGATCAAGGTTATAATGATCGTTTAGATGATGCTTTAGGATCTAAGAATGGTAAAAAAAGTCAATCCATGAAAGATCGTCGCGATGAATCTGAAGGAATGGAAAAGAAGGACGGCAAAAATAAGTATGCTGGTGATAAGGAGATGGATGACGAATCTTGTAAGATCGTAAAGAAGGAGTCTGCTTGGGAATCTTACCTAGCACTCCGCGAGAATCGCCGTGCGGCACGCGCTGCTGGTGGCTATAAGGATGACTCAAAGAAGCAAACTGATCCTTCCAAGGACGGCTTCACTGGTATCTCTGGTTCTATCAAAGATATTATGAAGCAAAGCGCTTCTATGGACAAGGCTAAAAAAAAAGTAGATGAAGAGTGGAAGCCTGACCCCAAGGAAAAGCGTGAGAGAAAATCCGCTAAGCTCTATAGAGACGAAAAGCTAGAAGACGGTAAGCGTTCACGTGACCGCGATCCTGATAAGGTCAAAGATCTCTACAAGCGTCGTATGGCTGTTGACTTTAAGAAGAAGAAGTCTTCCATTGGTGAGGACGTCGTTCTTGAAGGTGACTTGATAAACGCGGGTAGTGAGAACCAAGGTGAGCGTGAGAGAAAAAAGTTGACTGGTAAGGGTGTGGACAATAAGCAATTCATCAAGATAATGCCCACTATGGGAGAGGCTGTTGTAACTGACAGTCAAGAAAGTCGTGCGCAGAGTCGCCTACGTCAACAACCTGTTAGTGAGGGGTTGCGCGATCAGATTAAGAATCTAGTTGCTGAAGAGTGCTGCCCTAAGTGTGGAACTCCCGAATGTGTCTGTGAGGGCAAGAAAGAGGAGAAGCCTAGGAAGAAAAAAGCCAAGCTTGATGAAGCTGGTATGCCCATTCTTGAGTATAGTCGTAATGACTCAGCGGGTCCTAGTAAGGAAATGATTGATCCCCCGAAAGATCCTGAAGGCAAGCCAGGAGTAATGAATCCAAAGGGTAAGCCTAAGCGTTATAAGAATGGTGGAGAAGCACCTGGAGACCGTAGACCTAATGCTCCCGGTGGTCCTGAGTTGCCTTTCGATGATGGAACCGTTCCTAACGGCGCGGGTGTATAAATAAAAGAGCAGTTTATAGGTAACCCCTATGTCTAAACTAGTAGAACTTTTCAAGCCCATCCTAATGTGGCTCCGTGAGTCTGCTGAAGTAAAGCGTCTAGTAGTTGAGCTACTTGAGCGTTATGCTGCCTCCACCGACAACGATATCGATGACCTAGTTGTCGCTACCGTCCGTAAAGCACTACTTCCTAGCGAAGTTCAGTGATTGAGTGCTTTGCCTTATCACATGCTACATTTTGGATTATTACAGGACTTCTGATTCTATCTGAAGCTCTAGGTAAAACAAAACTTGTGAAGGCAAATGGAGTACTATCATTGTTATTGGATATACTTGAATATATTCTCCGCGCTATGCGAAGGATATTTCTTAAGTAATTTAAAGACCCAAAAACTGGGTCTTTTTTTTATTATAAATAAAGCTACAGTAATTAAATTACAAAAGGAACACAAAATGTCACTCTGGGGAACTCGCGATAATATTACCGGTCCTAGCCCAGTAACCGTTGTCGGTACGGCTAGCTCTAATTTTTGGACCGCATCTGCAGCTGGTTTAAGTGCTAGCGGTATTGCAACAGGAACTTCTGCTCTCTTAGATGATGGCGAATCAGGTTTCGTAACTTTGGAAGCTGAAATATCTACTGATCTTTATCGTGTAGGCAAGATGTCTGCTGTAGCAGCTGGAACGTATCCTGCTACATATGCAACACAGCCTATCTATTTGAAAAATGATCCCGGATATGCTCCAAGTGCTGCAAATACCACAACTGGTATCTCTACAATTCGCACACAAGTTCTAGCTGGTGTATCTACTGCTGGTGTTGCTGCCGCTGGACTAACAACAACTACTGGTGGATTCCACGCTGGTTGGGTTGGTATTATGACTTACATTGATATGCATGGGAATCTTCGTAATAAGACCGAAACTTTTGTAGCTCAATCTGGAATCGCAACAGGTAACCGTCCATACCCAACTACCTAGTAATAGTTATGTGGCATATGCGTAGGGGATTATGCAATTCAAAGAACTAAATGAAGATAATTATCTCCTATTTGCTATCAAGTATTATGAGAATCCTCATGCGGTAACTCGCGAGGACTTTGAAGAAGACTTGAAAAAGATTAAGTATGTGAAACGTCTTTTGAGACGTTATATTAACAATAATACTCTGAAGACACATTTAATTCTTAATCATCTGACAGTGCTATTCAATGTATTTGGAGATGCGGCAGTCCCACTATTATTTTTCAATCTAGAGAAAGACTTATGGTCCTCCATTAAAAGCTTTCTCGTCTTCTTACATAAACTCCCAGAGTTTCCTAGAAGTGTAATTGATGATATAGTGTTAGATCAATACTGTTTGGACCAACTGGAGAATATCGATGGTGAATAAGGTAGACAAAATACTAGAATGCTATAGGCGTCTTAAGGAAGAGATGGGTGGAGCTGCTGCAGGTGCTGCTACCGGTGGTGGTATGACTACGCAATCTTCTCCTGGGAAGCCTGGTTTTTCTAGTGCTGCTGACGCCAAAGGTCCAGTTGCGGGGTATGATCCAGTAATAGACTTTCGCAAACGCAAGTATAAGAAGCTTAATATGTTTTACAGACAAGCAGTAAAACCAAGCAAAGGAGTAAAAAATGCCAGAAAAGGACCCCGATAACATTAAGTTAGCAGTCCTTGAAGAGAAGTTGGGTAACATGGTAGAAGTTCTATCCAGGTTAGACGCAACTATAGAAAAGTTAAGCGATCTAAGTGTAAGTGTCAGCAGAATGTTGGCAGTTCATGAAGAGAAGCTAGACTTTACCAGAGAGTCTTTGGCTGAAAATGCTAAAGATATTGAGGATCTTGGGGACAAACTTGAGAACAGAGTAGAAGATGCTATTACTAGAATCAATACCATCGAACGTAAAGTTTGGATGGGAATGGGTGGTATTAGTCTTTTCTTTGTGACACTTATGATTATTTCCCCTATTGTCACAGAACTTGTATTCGTTGAAGAAAGACCTGCTATAATAGTTCCAAGGAACTAAGACTAGTATTTCAATGGATTTTGTTGACTCTAAATATGTGAATCTAGTATCCTCTCGTCTTGAGAAATTCAAAAGAGTAAAGGCGGATCTTTTTAATTTTCGCTGTCCCATCTGTGGAGACTCATCTAAGAATAAGACCAAGACTAGAGGATACCTTTACACTGTAAAGAACAACACAAACTTTAAGTGCCATAACTGTGGCGCTAGTATGTCACTAAACAACTTCATTAAACATATGGATACTACTCTCCATAAACAATATGTTATGGAGAAGTTTAAGGAAGGTCACTCAGGAAAGAACTTCTCAACTCCTTCACCTAAATTAAAATTTACAAAGCCAGTATTTACTAGAAAGCTTAAGATTAGATTACCGAAAGCATCAGAGAATATAGCTGCAAAAGAATACTTAGAGAAACGTAAGTTAGACCCAGAAAAGTTTTACTACACTCCAACATTTAAGAAGTGGGCAAACACACTTACTAAGGCATTCGATAGCACGAAATATGATGACGCACGTATTATAATCCCCCTTTATACAGCAGATGGAGATCTATTTGGCTTTCAGGGGAGAGCACTTAGACCTAGTAAGGTTAAATATATTACTATTATGCTCAACGATGAGCACCCAAAAGTATATGGGATGGACACAGTAGACACAAACAAGACGGTCTACGTGGTAGAGGGACCATTCGACTCTACATTTATCAATAACGGTATCGCAATGTGTGGTGCTGATGTTGACCTAGATACTCTACATTTAAATGATCTAGTATACGTTTACGATAACGAACCAAGAAACAAAGAAATCTGTGCCCGTATTGAGAAGGCAATTAAACAAGGTAAAAAGGTTGTTATTTTCCCATCACGTATTATAGAGAAAGACTTAAATGATATGGTTCTACAAGGCATAGATGTCAACTCTGTGTTAGAATCAAACACATACCAATCACTCACAGCAACAATTAAGTATAACGAATGGAAACGACTATGAACAGCGACATCAAGGTAATTAAAAGATCTGGTGCTAGTGAGCCTCTTGATATCAATAAACTACATGTAATGGTAGAAGCTGCCTGTGAAGGATTGGCTGGTGTATCGGTATCTCAAGTTGAAATGACTTCAGAGATTCAGTTCTTTGATGGTATTACTACTGATCAGATCCAACGTATTCTTGTTAGTTCTGCTTCCAATTTAATTGACTTGGATCATCCCAACTATCAGTTCGTAGCTGCCCGTCTAATGCTGTTTGCTCTACGTAAGCAGGTTTATGGTAAGCTCCATGAACTAATCTCAGTGAGGGAGCAGGTAGAGCGCTGTGTTGAGTTTGGTGTGTATGATGAGGAAATCCTTTCCCTATATTCAGATGAAGAGTTTGCTGAGTTTGATCGCATCATTGATCATGACCGTGACTATATCTTTACATTCGCAGGTCTCCGTCAAGTAATTGACAAGTACCTAGTACAGGACAGAAGTTCGGATACTATGTATGAGACTCCCCAATTTATGTACCTTTTGGTTGCCGCGACTATGTTTTCGCGCTATCCTAAAGCAACCCGCATGTCCTTCGTAAAACGTTATTATGACGCAACATCAAAGCACCGTATCAATATTCCAACGCCTATTATGGCAGGTGTTAGAACGCCCCTTAGGCAGTACGCTAGCTGCGTTCTTATTGATTCCGACGACAGTCTCGATTCTATCTTTAGCTCTGATATGGCTATTGGCAGATACGTTGCGCAAAGAGCTGGCATCGGGATCAACGCTGGGCGAATCCGTGGTCTCAACAGTAGAATCCGTGGTGGCGAGGTCAGCCATACCGGGCTGATTCCATTCCTTAAAAAGTTTGAATCTACTGTCCGCTGCTGTACTCAAAATGGTATTCGTGGAGGTTCTGCTACTGTTCACTTTCCCATCTGGCACCAAGAAATTAAAGACATTTTGGTCCTTAAGAACAACAAAGGAACAGAAGATAACCGAGTGCGCAAGCTTGATTACTCAATTCAAATGAGTAAAATCTTCTATGAAAGGTTTATTCAGAATGGAGACATCACACTATTCTCCCCTCATGATGTTCCTGGTTTGTATGAAGCTTTTGGTACAGAAGACTTTGATACTCTATACAGGATGTATGAGCTCAATGATATGACCCCAAAAACCACAGTAAAGGCACAGGAACTTATCCTAGACATCCTTAAGGAACGTGCGGAGACTGGTCGTATCTACATTATGAACCTTGACCACTGTAATAGTCATAGTTCTTTCATAGACAAGGTTGAAATGTCTAACCTCTGCCAAGAGATTACACTTCCAACTAAACCCCTTACCCATATTGATGATACTGAAGGTGAGATTGCTCTCTGTATTCTTTCAGCAGTCAACGTAGGTAAGCTACGTAACTTGGAAGAGATGGAAGAGTTATGTGACCTAGCAGTCCGTGGACTTGATGAACTCATTGATTTCCAGGGGTACCCAATCAAAGCAGCAGAGATTGCCACCAAGAACCGCCGTAGCCTCGGTATTGGTTACATTGGACTAGCACACTACCTAGCCAAGCATCACGTCAACTACGCCGATACAGAGGCACTACAGCTAGTCCACGATCTAACAGAGCACTTTCAGTATTATCTCATCAAAGCTACAACTAATCTTGCCAAAGAAAAGGGAGCTTGTGGTTGGTCTCATCGCACCAAGTATCATCACGGTATTCTTCCTATTGACACATACAAGACTGATGTTGATGATATAATTCCCAACAATCTCTCACTAGACTGGGAAGCTCTACGAGCCGACTGTATCAAGTATGGGGTACGCAACTCCACATTGAGCGCACAGATGCCTTCTGAAAGCTCCTCGGTGGTCTGTAACGCAACTAATGGTATAGAACCACCCCGTGGATACATCTCCATTAAGAGAAGTAAGAAAGGACCTCTCAAGCAGATTGTTCCTTCCTTCCAAACTCTTAAGCAACATTACACTTTATTGTGGGATATGAAGAGCAATGAAGGTTACATTAACATCGTAGCTATCATGCAGAAGTTCTTTGACCAAGCTATTTCTGGCAACTGGTCATACAACCCAGAGAACTATTCAGATGGAGAAGTCCCAGTATCTGTTTTGATCAAAGACTGGCTTACCACATACAAAATGGGGTGGAAGACTAGCTACTATCAGAACACATATGATACTTCAAGTGATGGTGAAAAGGAAGAATTCAAGGAAGAAACTATGGATGATATCCTGGCTACTTTAGATAATGCTGACGAAGACACCTGCGACAGCTGCGCAATCTAAAAAGATATATAATTATGGGGAGAGTGTCATAGACACTGCTCCCCATTTCTGCTATAATAAAAAATCTCGTAGGAACGTATGACCACGCAAAGTATCGAAGGAATGACTGTTTTTAATTCTAACGAAGTTGATACTAAAAAACAGCCAATGTTCTTTGGACAACCATTAGGAGTTCAGAGGTATGACTCATATAAGTATCCAATTTTTGAAAAGCTAACTCAACAGCAGTTAGGATTCTTTTGGAAGCCAGAAGAGGTTTCTCTTCAGAAAGATCGTTCCGATTATCATAAGTTGCGCCCAGAACAGAAGCATATATTTACTAGTAATCTAAAATATCAAATCCTCTTAGACTCAGTACAAGGGCGTGGTCCCAGTATGGCTTTTGCACCATACTGCTCCCTACCTGAACTAGAAGGTTGTATGAAAGCGTGGGAGTTTATGGAGATGATCCATTCACGTTCCTACACATATATTATTAAGAACATCTATTCAGATCCTTCTGAAGTATTTGATACCATCCTTAAGGATGATCGTATCCTAGAACGTGCTACTGCCGTTACTGCTGCATATAATGATTTTATCAATGCTGCTCACGACTACGACAGCCGTAAGGTCTATGAGCAGGCACACGAGGAAGTTGGTAGTGCCCAGGAAGAACGCCGTGAGCTTAAGCGTAAGCTCTACCGTGCTGTAGCAAATGTTAATATCCTAGAAGGTATTCGTTTCTATGTATCATTTGCTTGTAGTTTTGCCTTCGGTGAGCTAAAGCAGATGGAAGGATCTGCTAAAATCATCAGTTTAATTGCACGTGATGAGTCACAACATCTAGTAATCACCCAGAATATCCTAAAAAATTGGGATAGAGGTGATGATCCCGAGATGGTGGAGATTGCTAAAGAAGAAAAGGAGTGGGTCATCAACACATTCCGTGCTGCTGTTCAGCAAGAAAAAGAATGGGCAGAGTATCTATTCAAAGATGGATCTATGATTGGTCTTAACGAAAAGTTACTGTCTAACTATGTTGAGTGGGTAGCTAACCGTCGTATGAAGGCTATTGGGTTAGAACCCATCTACGACATCCCAGCCAAAAACAACCCACTACCTTGGACGGAGCACTGGCTAAACTCCAAGAGTGTCCAGGTTGCTCCCCAAGAAACAGAAATTACCTCCTATATTGTTGGGGGATTAAAGCAGGATATGAAAGAAGATCAGTTCTCTGGATTTAGTTTATGAAGTGTAAAGAAATAAGCACGTCCTTATATAAAATTGAGGATGTGCTATCAATATCTGATTTTACTCTTATAAATGATGAATTTAATTTCAGCTACAATAATTTATTTGTTAAAAATAATTCAATTGATTCATCTGATATATTACCAAGACTAGCGATATCAAAACCATATCACTATAAAAATATTAATATTACATATAAAGATGATTTGCTAGGAGATAACCTAGCATTTATTCGTGTTGGCAGTAATATAAAATTAATGTCAGAAAAAATATTAAAAAGAAAATTATCTCTAGTTCGTATCAATACAAATATACAATATCCTGGTATGGAAAATACCTTTCATCAAGATGGAATTGAGGGGTGTTGGACGTTTGTCATTTTTCTTAATACCAACTGGGATTCACTATGGGGAGGGGAATTTGTATATACCACAGAAGGTGAATATTACTATGTTCCATTTATACCTAACTGTGGGTGTTTATGCGCAGCACATAGAGACCATCGAGGGTCAGCCCCAAATTCTTTAGCTAAAGCGTATAGAAAGACTATTGCGTTCACTATGTACGAGCTCCCTTAATAGGGGAGCTTTTTTATTGTCTAAATACTTTTATGAAGTATTACTTAAAATAATGTCTAGGGAAGAACTTATTGAATTGGCACTACAAGGTTCAGTTATTGCTGAACAAAATGACGAATCTGCGGACATTTATGTTGACATCGCAGAGCACTTACTTGGTTCAGGTCACGCATCTACAATCGGTGAGATTGACCTAATCCTCAGAGGAATGACAGTAGAGTCCGCCTCTGGTATTCTAGATGCCTTAGAGGGCACTCAGCCCCTCTCAGAGGCAGCTAAAGCCATCGCACAGGGATTAGAGGCTGATCCAGAAGGATATATGGTACTGCGCCAGATAGCCACCGCAGAGAATGCTTGTTTGCGCATAAAAACTTACATTGGTGGCGACAAGATGCTACAGTTACCAGCATGGGTTCAAGCCAAGATGTCTATTGCGGCAGCTGACTTGGATACTATTGCTGACTACTTACTATCTGACACCGAAGCTACTGAATGAAACTTCCCTTTGAACTTTGGATAATGGTTGGAGTCCTTATACTCCCCATCACTCTTATCCAAACATTACATACGATACAGCACTCTGGCTACTGTAAAACAGAAGCTGAGTGGAACAGATTGAATAAGTGAATTAAGACCTCCTACTTGACAGGGGGTCTTTTTTTGTGTAGAATCAGCCTTGTCAAGGGTGATAAGTTACTTTAAGTACCTATATAAAGTACCTAAGAAATATAGAAATGTACGCTAATAATAGCGATAAGACTTTATTGAGTATAACTCCAACAACATCTAACACCACAGGTTTTACAGTCCAATGGGATCTTGAAGTAGAATATGTTTTCCCTGCTGCTGGATACACCACATCTAGTGCTGCTTTTACATCAATAGTAGAGACATCAGTTTCTGTAACTCCCAGTACAGCACCTACGGGATTCACTTCTGCAGGTCTTCTCAGTCTAGCAGTACAAAAATTAGACAGTATTTTTAACTATCAATATGAAGCTGTAAACGATTTGGGTGATACGTTTACAACTCAGGTAGGATTTGCTATATCTGATCTCTCATAGACACTCTAAGTACTAAATAATTGATAATTGCTCTCAATAATATGGCTTATAAAGTATGGCATTCTCCATTGAAGAGTATTGTTCTTAATACTTGGGAAGAAGTAAAGGTATATTACCAGGTGCAATTGGCTGCCTGTGGTCATCAACCGAATCATTGGGAAGAGGTTTCGGAAGGGTAATATATAAAGTAGCAATAAACATCTTTAATGGTAGATTACGAGAACCCCTGGATGTATAGAGGGAAACCTTTTACTTCTAAAAAGATAAAAGATTATTATGGGTTCTTATACCTTATTGAGAATAAGCTCACTGGTAGAAAGTATGTGGGTAGAAAGTATTTTGTTCAGAAGCGAAAGCCTAAAGGTGGTAAGCGTAGAGTAACTTCTGAAAGTGATTGGAAGAAATATTATGGTTCTAACGACCAGTTAAAAGCTGATGCGAAGGAGTTTGGTAAAGAGAACTTCAACAGAAAAATATTGTCTTTACATAAGACCGTTGGTAAGACAAACTATGCGGAGACAGAAGCACTCTTCAAGTACAATGTCTTACGAGAAAAGATGGACAATGGAAGCCCAATGTACTATAATGATAATATACTTGGACGCTATTTTAAAAAGCACTACTGGGAAGATTAATGTCAAAATTACAAGAAGTTATCGGTGACACTTATAAAGTTGTTAGAGGATACTTGTCACGTGAAACAGCACTTCAGCTAGCTAATTCTATGAGGAATAGTAAGGAGGGGGTTGATGAAGCTCAACCTAATAGACGTGGATACTATAATTTTACTGAAATTTCTGCCATTGCTTCCGAAAAAGTTGCGTTCTTAAATGATTGTATTGGTGGTCCAAAATTATTACCAACATATACTTATAGTAGAATTTATAAAAATAAATCTAATTTAGAGAAACATACTGATAAAGATGCGTGTGAAGTATCTGTAAGCATCCACCTAGATGGAGATGCTGAATCTAAATTTTATATCGAAAATAAAGATGGGAAAGAGGTATCAATTGATCTAGAGCCAGGTGACGCAGTTATATATGACGGACCCAATGCCGTTCATTGGAGAGAGGAGTACTGTGGGGAGGAGTATATTCAAACATTTCACCATTATGTTTTCCTAGGTGGAGAATGTGAAAGTCAATTTCAAAACAAAACTGGTAATTTGAGTGACTATATTAAAGTTTATAGGAGTATGGTTCCACGTAAAGTTTGTGGAGAAATTGTGGATGTTATAACTAGTGATGAATACTCAAGCAGATGGAAAAGGGCTGAAGTTTCTTCTGGTAAAACTTGTACAGATATAGGTAGATTATGTGATGATTTACATTTAACTCCCGATGATTCTATTGACTCGACAATCAATATGTATGTTAGTAAAGCGCTGCGTGATTTTTGTAGAGAGTTTAATGATTTTAAGGTCTCTATGGATGCAGGATATAATTGTCTAAGGTATACTCCTGGAGGAAAATATGACTACCATACCGATCAGTACTCAGAGTATAATAGAGAAATTACTCTTATCATTCAATTGAATGAAGACTATGAAGGTGGAGCCTTGCGTCACTGTTATGATAAGTACATTACTAATTTGAATGTTGGTGATATTTGTATATTTCCAGCTAATTATATGTTCCCTCATAAAATTGAGGAGATAACAAGTGGTATTAGATATGCTATCGTCACGTGGGCAGTATAAATAAACCGTCTCGGATATATTATGAAAATAGAACTAGCAAATTTCTTTAAGTATTATGACGATAAGCTTTCTCACCATAGAGAAGCTGTTACTGAACTGGAAGCTGCTTTGGAAAAGGTAGCACCAGAACTACTTGAAGATTATGCTGAATGGGTAGAAACATATCGCAATAAGCCAGAGCCAAAACCAGAGCCTGCTGACTTACTTCTACCTGTTCCTTATTATCCACAGACAGATAACTACACTGAACCAGATAGAACGTGTAACTCATCTTGCTGTGCTATGACTCTGGAGTATTTTCGCCCAGGTACTCTACTGGGTCCTAAAGGTGATGATGATTATATCCGTAAGGTATTTGCTGTTGGAGATACAACAGATCACTCAGTACAAACCAAAGTATTAAAAGACTATGGGGTTGATTCTGAATTCAAATATAATCTATCCTTTGATGATCTAGATAAGGAGTTAGAAGAAAAAAGACCTGTTGTGCTAGGCATTCTTCATAGAGGCACCCTATCAGCACCCACAGGCGGTCATATGATCGTTCTCATAGGAAAGAACGCAAAGGGTCAGTATATCGTTCACGACCCCTATGGAGACCTTTACGATGGCTACACTAGTTCTGTATACAACGGACGCTCTGCTATCTATGAGAGGCACGTACTAGAGGCTAGGTGGACTGTTGATGGTCCTCGCACTGGTTGGGGTCGTATCTTTTATGCTTCTGTAGAGAAGAAACAGAGTGGGCTAGGTAAGCTCCCACAGGCTGGCGTGGAGCTTATTAAAGAGTTTGAGGGATTACATCAACTAGCTGGGGATGGAATGATCCACGCCTACCCAGATCCTCTATCAGGTGGTCTACCATACACCATAGGTTATGGATCTACCAAGGATATTGATGGGTCTCCTTTTGAGTTGGGTGATAAGATCACTCGCGAGAAGGCAGAGATATTATTGAATCAACAACTAAAGTACAATTATCTTGCGACATTAGAAAAAACAATCCCATTCTGGGATGAGATGAACGACAATCAGCACGGTGCCCTGCTTAGTTTCGCATACAATCTGGGGGCAAGCTTCTATGGAAGTCCCGATTTCAGCACAATCTCTCGTGTTTTAAGGGAGAAAGAGTGGAATAAAGTCCCCGATGCGCTATACTTATACCGTAACCCAGGCACTAGCGTAGAGGCAGGACTATCCCGCCGACGCATTGCTGAAGGTGATCTTTGGAATTCTTAGTATGTTATTACCTTATTTTATGGAAAGGTTCCAGGGCTTCTGGAACAACGAACGCCAAGCTTACAGCAATCCACAAGGGCAGGCATATGTTCATGTTATTCATGAATTTGATGTTGATAGATATCTCTGTTCTTACAGGTATAGGAGACAACGAAATCCATACAGATATTTTGAAGCAACTATTCACGATAACGATGGTCGTGTAGTACTAAAAAATCCTATTCATGACATTGAATTCTTTGTCCAAAATGGGTGTTTTGTGACTAAATCTAATTTTATTCACCGTGGTATGCGCTATATCAACGAAGCTTATCTAGGTGAAAACTATTACCACGTCAAAGATCAGGGCTTTGATTTAAAATCTGGGAAACAAATTTGGGGTCTTGAAGGGGACAACTTTTATGAGTTTGATAGGACTTAATTTTGTTTTCTAAATACCTTATACAATCGTCTAAGTTTTTTATATCTTTATAGGAAACTAACATAGTAGACACTTATGTGAGTGGTACAGTATTGACTTTAGTTTTTGTCTATGCTACTATTTATGTGCTCTTAATTTTTGAGTATGTGTGAGGTAGAGGCGATATCGCCTCAAACCTATGTTGAATTCTATTAACTAATTTGAAACTTATTACATCTTTTGCTGTAACAGCAATGACTTTGTTAACTTCTCAATTGTCTCAAGCAATACCAATTGATACTACTGTAAAAATTGATCAAGAAAAGCCATCTGTTCCAGAAAAACCTGTCGTTAAGATGGAAACACAGTGGGCATTACCCACAGCTTCTTTCACAGAAAAAAAAGTTCTTACCGCATTACAAGAACGTGGAATTGAAGATCGAAATGCCATAGCTACAGTTATGGGTAACATTAAACAAGAGTCGAAATTTAATGCGAACATTTGCGAAGGGGGTGCTAGGGTGTCTTATCACGGCTGCCGCAGTGGTGGCTATGGGCTCATTCAATGGACAAGTTCAGATAGATACCATGGTCTTGGAAGACACGCCGCCCGAATTGGGCTTGACCCATCAACAACTGAAGCTCAAGTTTCATTCCTCTTTACTGAAAGACAGTGGAGAGGGGTCGAGCCCTCCTTTAAAACCGGGGGTCAAAGCATTGGCTTCTATATGGGAAAGGCATATTACTGGCTTGGCTGGGGTATACATGGTAATCGTACTAATTACGCTCTACAATATGCTGCTAGACTTACTAGCATTGAGGTGCCGATCTCATAAATAATAAAAAATTATATTTTTTTATGAAAACTGAGTATGCGGTTGAATTTTACTTTGGCGTCCGTCCAGTAAAAACATTTAATCTATACGTAACTGCCATCTTTTTGAGTCTGGCAGTTAATTTATTGTCTCATTACACTAAAGCTGATAAGAAAAATCTCTGGGCTATTATTGATGAGATAGGAAAGAAGTATAAAATTAAACTTATCAATACTTTAATCCTGTCTGTTCCAGAACTTTTGTCAGGAAGAATTAACAGGGAGATTGATAAGGCTATTGATGAATACAATAGTATGGTAGAATTAGATGAGCCTCAACCTCCAGTATTCACAGAAACACCTGAAGGAAAAACTCCTTTGGGTGGAGAAATGAGACTAAGATCACCCTGGAATAAAAAATAGCGATTAATTATTATGTCACGTTACGATCAAATCTTAAGAAATCTTAAAGAAGCAATCTCTAAGCCACAGCTTTATAGTGAGGAAGAGATTCGTTTTATGAAAACACAACTTCGCTCACTAACAGAATCAAAACAAGAATTTTTACGAGAAGAAAGGAATGGGTTTGGATCTTAAAATTGTAGGTGAATCTTGCCTTACTGAACAATCAATCCCAATTAAAGATATAACCAAAGACATCATTGACCTTTCTGAAAGAATGAAAGTGAAGATGGTTGAGTGGGGTGGTATTGGATTAGCAGCACCACAAGTAGGTCACAACATCCGTCTTATCATAGTCCGCTTAAGTACTGGTAAAATTCAAGAGATGATAAATCCTAGAATTAGCTGGACTTCTGATGAAAGAAAGTGGAGTGATGAGGGATGTTTAAGTATTCCTAAAAAAATTATGAGGATCAATAGACCTGAACAAGTGCGAGTGAAATTTCAAACAAGTGATGGTAAATTTAAATATTGGTGTCTCAACAAAATGGATGCGCGTGTTTTACTTCATGAGTATGATCATCTTGATGGTATTTTAATGACTGAAAGATTATGAGTTATTGGGAATTAGAAACTGAAGAGTGGGAGACTATCCCAGATAATTATGATGGAGCTGAAACTATTACACTTCGTGGCAGAATTCAACACCTTGAGAAATCATATCGTGTTGAGTTAAGATATAAAGAGTAAGAATAGATACATACATTTTTTATGGTAGACTATATACTACCTACACAATTATTACTAATTAAATGGAAGAACGTGAATTTAGCGACCTGAAGATGGAACGTAAGGAGTGCGGCAAATGCGGTGCTACCTGGATCAACGGTCAGCATATTTGGCATACTGGCAACAAAGGAAGTGAAGCAGACCTTGCCGGTCTTGTCTGTAATAAACTAGGTGACTCCCAGTGTATCAACCCACTACGTGGAGATGAGAGTGGTGATACTTGGGCAGTCCGTGAGGGAGACCTTAAAGTTGGTTTTGATGCGAAGCGCGACCGTATGGAAGACCAGAGAGCACGTTTCAAAGAAGAGTATGGTGAAGACCCACACTTTGATGACCCGCTTAATTAAGTCTTAATTATGTGAAGCGATTAGCTCACTGTAATCGCTTCATAAACTGTCCACCACTCCATGAGAGGGGTGGTTTTTTATTGTATACTATAATAGTATAGTTAACACTTCACAATGTCTAATACCTGGAAACAGTTTATTGAATCTCAGTTTGAATCTAATGGAGATACTTGGGATGATGTAGTATATTGTAGTGTCCCAATGGAATGTCTTGAATCAAAATGGGGAAAACAGACTTATATGTGGGAGGTTGTACTTAAAAATAGTTTTAAAGATGAAACAAGGGAAATAACAATAGAAGAAACTAAGGGGTCTAATGTTTATGACTCCCGTAAACGTATTATTAATACATTTAAGTTCCTTGAAGAGTTTGTTAGTTTAAAGAATATAACTGAGGAGTATCCATATAATGGTGTAGCTTTCAGGCTATGGACTGAAAAGTTTGTATACTTCCCCCTTGTATATGATGGCTATTGGAGTGTTCAATGTGTGCTAAGAAATCCTACCGAAATGAATGAAGGTAATACAGAATTATTTGAGGGAATTGGTTTATAGTCACATCATAAACTGGCACACCCCCTTCACAAATCCCCATCAACCTGCTATAATAATTAGGTAATCAACCAAGGATATGAGCCAACTCAGATCAAAATTCCGTAAGTCCATCGGAATTTTCCAAGACGCTGTTAGTCGAACCATTGAGTTAGACTACTCTCAACCAAAGCTATATAAGAAAGTAAAACGCTTTTATGAAGATGAAGGAGTTCGCTTTACAGGTGACTCCGTTGAAGACTATCAAATTATTTTAGAATGCATTCAAGAAGATTTAACCGCAGGTGCTATCTAATGAAAACATTACTAGTACGTGAAGGTTACAGGTTTGTTGAAGCTGGTATTATCGAACTAAACGGTATGCCAGACTACCGTCTTCAAAAACAAGATTTTTATACGAAGCGTTGGAATGATCAGTATCTCTTTGACAACCAAATGCAGTGTGGTATTGCGATGGAAGATATAGAGTATGCAAAATGGTTATGCGGAGATCCCGCATATGTTAGGGATGTGGTAGTTAGTCCATATAATGAGTCTCGGTAAGACTATAAAAGAGACCTAACCGAATCCCTTTATGGTATCTACAATGAAAGCCACATCTTTTTTACGCTACATTGGAAATACATTACTGGTAATAGGACACTTCACACTACTCTGGGGAAGTACAGAACCTGCATTAATTATCAAAATTATTGGGGGTGCTCTTATTCTTCCCTTTGCTATAGGTTTATGCTTATGGGATGTAGTTGCTTTAGAGTTGGTCTTTGGTTCTATGGATGTTACTAAACTAATTCAAGTCATAACTTCATAGTTCTTTGTGCCTGTCGGTGGCACATTAAATATGCCGACTGGCGCGTCGTAGCAAAGGTTTCTTTTTTT